TAGCAGAACGTGAAAAACAAGCTAAAGAAGAGGCAGCTAAACAAGCACGTTTTGAAAAGATGTCAGAACTTGAAAAAGCGCAAACACAAGCTAAAGAAAGTCAAGAGAAATTACAAGCGTTAGAAAATAAGATAGCTCTTAATGAACAACGTGAAGAAACTCGAAAACTTATGAAAGACAAGGGTTTGCCTGATGTGTTTTTAGATGCAGTATTAGTATTTAAAGATGCAGAAAAAACACAATCAAAGATTGCTGAGGTAAAAGAATTGTTTGATGCCGAAGTAAAAAAAGCTGTTGAAGCTCAAATAGGTGTTCACATTCCTAAGAAAAATTCAGACGAGGAAGGTGGGCTAACGGCTGATATGGCTAGAGAAGCACTAGGTTTACCAATGAAAAAATAAAAAAGGAGTTAAACAATTATGGCAAACAACATTGCGTTAGTTACAAAGTATTTACCTTTACTTGATGAAGTTTACAAAGTAAATGCAAAATCTTCTATCTTAGAAGCAAGCTCAGCTTTTGTTCAACAAACTGCTGATGCAAAAACAATTAAAATTAATAAATTAAGCATGGATGGTCTTGGTGATTATTCAAGACAAGACGGCTATCCAGCTGGTTCCATTGTATCTGAATGGGAAACACATGAATTTACAAACGATAGAGGTCGTAGATTTAACCTTGATAAAATGGATAACCTTGAAAACTTAGGTATGGTTTTCTTAAACATGGCTGGTGAATTTATGAGAACCAAGGTTATTCCTGAAAAAGATGCTTATACATTTGCTAAAATTGCAGGTACAAGTGGTGTTCAAGGAACTTCTGGTTCATTAACATCCGCCAATACTAAACAAGCCATTGAAGCTGGTATTGTTAATTTAGCTGAAAATGAAGTTGATGAAGAAAGTTTAGTATTATTTATCACTCCAACTGTAAAAGGCGCATTAGAAGCTCAATTAACAAGAAGTTTCTCTGTTGGCGAAACAGCTTATGGACAAAAAATTGAATACTTTAATGGTATTCCTATGATTACAGTTCCGCAAACTCGTTTCTACAATGGTATTGATTTGTTAGACGGTACTTCTACTGGTGAAACAGCAGGTGGATATAAAAAACACACTTCTACTGGTGCTACTGGTGATGCTAATGCAGTTGATTTGAACTTTATCTTAATGGATAAAAATGCAGCAGTTTCAGTTGCTAAAAACAATGTAGCTCAAATCTTCTCACCTGAAGTAAACCAATTCTATGATGGTTGGACATTCAACTATCGTTTCTACTATGATGTATTTGTTCTAGAAAATAAACGCTCTGGGATATATTGCCACACTAAGTAATAGTAGGGTTTTTAATTGTAAAATTGACCGACACCCTTTATTATGTTATCATAATAGGGGGTGTTTTTTATGATAGGTATATATAAAATAACAAATAGAAAAAATGGAAAAATTTATATTGGACAAAGTATAAATATTAAAAAGCGTTTTCAGGAGCATAAAAATTGTAAAGAAAATAGACCACTATATAAAGCGTTTAAAAAATATGGCATAAATAATTTTGATTTTGAAGTTATATGTGAATGTGAAAAAAAAGATTTAGATAAGTTAGAAAAACAATATATAAGAAAATATAAAAGTAATATTAGTGGCATCGGGTATAATCTAACAAAAGGTGGTACTAATATTTTTGCAATACAAAAAAAATTGAATGATATGCCAAAAGAAGATTTTAAAAAATGGCACAAAAAGATAGGTGCAAAACATAAAGGTAAAATAGTATCGCAAGAGCAAAAAGAAAAAATTAGTAAGACTTTAAAAGAGTATTTTAAAGATGAAAATAATAGAAAAAGATTAAGTGAACAAAGAAAAGGCAAAACGCTATCTTCATCAACAAGATTGAAAATGAGCATGGTTCAACAAGAGAGTATGAAGCAATATGCTAAAAAAGTTTTACAATATGACTTAAATAATAATTTAATTGCGGAGTATGAAAGTTTACAAGATGTAGGAAGAAAGACGGGGTTTAAAGTAGGTGGAATTTCTAAATGTTGTTTAGGAAAAGGCAATACTGCGTACGGTTTTAAATGGAAATATGATGAAGAATTTAATAAACAGTTTCGTAAATCAATAAAGAGGATTATTAAACCTAAACAACTATTAAAAGGGCAACCTACTGAAGTACCAAAGCGTTGGAAGAAAGTTTATCAATATGATGAGTGTTATAATTTAATTAAAGTTTTTGACTCTTTCAAACAAGTAGCACAAGAATTTGGTGAATATAAAAATGTGTCTGCTGTTTGTAGAGGGCAACGAGAGCATGCTTATGGTTATCGTTGGAGCTACACTTTAATAAACAAGGAGAATAATCATGAAGATTAGAAAATCGGGTATTTTTAAAACGATAGACTCAAAAGATTTTGGTTATTGGCAAGCGCAAGGGTTTGAAAAAGTGATTGAAGAAGTTTTACCAAAACTTGAAGAAGTAAAAGTAGAACCTGAAATCAAAGACGAACCAATTAAAGAGGTTGTTCAAGATGAACCTATTGAAGAAATCGTAGATGAAATGCCTAAATCAAAGAAGAATAGAAGAAAATAAGTAAAAGGTGGTAAAATCCACCTTTTATTTTGAGGCAATAATGAAAGTAACTAAAGACGGAATAACAAAAACAATACAATCAAGTGAATGGGGTAAATATCAACAACAAGGTTGGCATAAATCGGGTTGTCCTGAACCACAACCTAGTCAAGAGGGGTTGTATGTTATTGATGATTATACAATCGGTCTATTGGACAATACGGAATATCCCACTCTTTAGAAACATTAGGATTGCACTGATACATATTCAAAAGTTTTTTATAACGGTATAGATATTCTTTTGCTTGTCTTGCACAGGCGTCGGGTACAGGTAGTACGTTTGTAACTCCATGCCAATGAGAGAATGGCTTATTATTTTCTTCTAAATCAACACCGATAAAATAAATGTTTTTATAACCACGCAAATATGCAAAATTAAGAGCAGATGAACAAGTATAAAGGCAAAAGCCAAGTAGATTTTCTTCGTGAGAAATTATATCAAATTTCCATTTCCATCCCGTTGTTTCGTGGATAAATTCTGTTTTAGGAGCGAGAAATACTGGGTTTAGTCCTTGTTTGACTATAGATTGGACTTCTTGCTCACTGTGGCAAGCCCTAAAATCCACATCATGGGCTACGAGATAATGAACAGGTATATTATGAACAGGTCTATTAATGCAAAGAATGTCAAAACGGTCAAGGTCAATTCTTTTTAAATCGACTTCGTGAATAAAGTTACTACCACCAAATATTATTATTGAGTTTTTAGTCATATTATAATTTTACTATGATTAATATAGTTTACGCTCATGATGGCAAATTGAATGACCTTTTACAACGCAGTAACGATAGTTTTTTTAAGCATAACAAAGATGTTGTTTTTCACGAGATAACAGAGGATAAAGAAAATTTACTTAAAGACTTTACAAAAACTTTATGTGGGTTTCAACATGTAAGTACAGCTTGCTTTTTAAGGCTTTTAATTCCAAAATTATTCCCTAATCTTGACAGAACATTATATGTTGATTGTGATACTTTATGTCTTGGTGATATTAGTGAATTATATAATGCAGATTTTGAGAATAATTATTTAATGGCTTCAAGAGGTTATTTTTATTCTGATTATCAAGCAAAAGAGCTAGGAATACCGTACTATATAAATTCAGGTATGCTTATGTTTAATATTCCTTTAATGAATAAAGAGAATTATTTTAAGCAGATAATGGATAACTATAAAGATGCGATTGGTAAGCAAGAACCATTTAGCGGTGATGAAACAATTATAAATTGGTGCTTTCACGATAAGATTAAGTTAGTTAATGAAAAATGGAATTATTGTTACGATAGGCAGTATGGTAATAGGGCGGTAAGTAGTCCTCGAATTTTGCATTTTGTAGGTAAGGATAAGTCTGCTATGTTGCGTTATTCGTATATTTAATATAAAATAAAAGAGTGAGATAGGTCTGTACAACCGAAAAGGTGCTTACTCAACACCCTGCTCACATATTTATAGTTGAGTTTAACAATAGGAGTATTGTATTTATGGGTAAATTCCAAGATTTAACAGGGAAAAAGTTTGGGAAATTAATTGTCATTAAACAGGCAGAAAAACATGTTCAACCCAGTGGTACGTCATATACAAGATGGTTGTGTAAGTGTGAATGTGGAAATGAGGTAACTGTAAGAACATCTGATTTAACAAGAGGTCATACTAAAAGTTGTGGTTGTTTACAAAAAGAAAAAGTTACTACGCATGGCTTAAAAAAGACAAGATTATATGTAATATGGAGAGATATAAAAGCAAGGTGTTTTAATCCAAATGACAGAGGTTTTAAAAATTATGGTGCAAAAGGCATCATTATGTGTGTTGAATGGCGTAGCGATTTTAAAGCATTTTATGACTGGTCTATGGCAAATGGTTATGATGAAAACGCTCCGAGAGGTGTTTGTACTATTGATAGGATAGACAATAGTAAAGGTTATTGTCCTGAAAATTGTAGATGGATTGACAATTTAGCTCAACAAAATAATAGGACTAATAATCGTTTGTTGACGTATAATAATGAAACTCATTCAGTAGCAGAGTGGAGTAGGATATTAGACATAAGTCGTTATGCTTTATACGCAAGATTAAAAAAGGGTTGGTTGGTTGAAAGAACATTAACGACCCCTTTGAAACAAAAGAAACAATAAACGATTTGCTATAATTGTTATATGACTAAATATGTAACAATTAATGAAATAAATTATCCTGTCTATGCCGATTTGCAAGACGCAGATATTTACAATAATGCTATTGTCGGCAGTTCATGGAGTACATTAGATGAAACTACACAAAGTCAATATCTTGTAATGGCAACGAGAAAAATAGACTCATATAATTATTCAGGTGAGAAAGTATCTGAAAATCAAGAGTTAAAATTCCCACGAGTAATGGCTAACGGCAAGACGAGTGATGACGAGGTTTTAACTAATCTCTGTTGCCAAATTGCTACATATTATTTAAGTAATGGTACTTCAAGTAGTGGAGATAGTGGTAACTTATTGTCTAACCTTAAAGAATACAAGGTTGGGGACTTACAGGTAAACTTCAAAGATGACGTAAAACTTGATTTAAGTGGTCTTGACGACTTTATCGAACAAGCACTCAAAGATTGGTTAATGAGTCAAAGTATGGAGATATGGCTATGACGCAGATTATTGAAGCGTTACTTGATTTTCCACTAACTCCAAGCGAAATGATTGATGTTACTCGTACCGCAACTATTACTAAACCTAATGGTTCACAGGGTACAATTAAAGAAACTGTTGGCTCTTACAAGGCTTTATTTATGCCACCTGAAACAATGAATAAGAATGACGGTGCAATATTAGAACGTCTTATGTCGGGTGCAAATACAAAAGAAGTTTATATGGTTTATACTTATGCCCCGAACGTAAAAGACGGTGATACAGTTTATAGACGTGAAGATGGTAAATATTATGAGGTTAAAATTAATGCTTTTTATGGTAGTAAAGAGAATATTGTGCCTATAAGTTGTAGCAAATTATATGTTGTGTTAAAAGATAATCAGAGAGGGTAATAATGACTACACTCTTAGAAATCAAACCATATATTAGAGATTTTATTCAAGAAAACCTTGACGAAACTTTTGAAAACAAGATTTATTGGATAGGCGAACGCAAAACCGAACCTGATTATCCATATTGTTTATTAAATGCAATATCTGAAAATAAAGACAAAAGAACTTCAACGCATAATGGTGAATATACAGAGGGCGAAGATAAAAGAGAAGTTATCACTACTCTTTATAAAACCGCTACAATTACAGTTGGTATTTATAACGCTTGGATTGAAGAAACTTATGATGATATTGATATGGATGAGGCAAAAGAATTTGCATATCAACAAATTAACTTGTTAGAAGAATTGTTTGAAACAAGAACACATCAAGAAGAATTCTATCCTGTGTTTAGCGTGCAGACTATAAGTCCTATAAGACCGTTACACGAAACAACAAGTGGTGGTTATATTTATCGTTATGAATTTGATTTGACTATTGGTTACAATGAACCTCATATTGAAAATAAAGAAGTTGGTGAACAAGTTGAAGTCGAAATACACCAAGATAGTATTGACGGTGATATGAATATTTGGTTTGAAGTTGATAGCGAAACAGGGCAAATAAACAACTTGATATAATTAAGGTATAAAAATAAAGGAGTAAGAATTATGGCGAATATCGACCAATTTGTAAAAGTGGGTTTTACGATTAGTAAAGCTACATCATTGGCAATATTTTTCTCAAACTTTGGTTATTTATGTACTGCTACACAATCTGATTTTGTGGATGGGTATGTAATACCAACAAATAAAATTATTGCTATTGCAACTATTGAAACATTAAAAGAAACTTTTAAATCAGATACTCAATATTATAAAGATATTGAAACATTATTAATACAAAAACAAAATTTAAGACCTAACAAATCTGGCATAAATGAAGTTATTGTTTATGTTGGCACTTTATCAAGTGGTGAAACTTACGGTAATTTGGTTGATGAATTTTTATCGGTTAATGCTAATTTTGCAAGAATGACAATAGATAGCAGAACGGTTGCTGATATTTTAAACGCTGCTAAAAAAGCTCAGGCAAATGACGTAAGATTTGTTGCACAAACTTCAAGTGATACAATTTCAACTAATGCAGAAAACAACATTGTTGTTCAAATGAGAGATTTAGGTCTTGACCTTATTGATATTGATTTTCACCTAGATACAGAAGCTCTAGGTTGTGCAGACGGCTCGGTTGCTACACAAGAATTAATGGGTAGTGTTGGAGATTTATATTCACAATTTACAAATGTTTCTCCACAACAATATAGCGATACAGTTGAGTTTAACTTGAAAAATCTTAATGTATCTTTCTATACAACTGTTGCATTTAAAGAAGGCGGTTCTTTAGATGCTTATGCTCAAAAATTATTGTTGGGTGGTAATACTGTAACAGGTGAAGATAGAAAACGTAGAGATATTAGATACTATTTTGATAAAACATTAAAAGCAAGAGCATTAGATTTCTTGGCTAAAAAACTAGCATATCAAAATTCTAGTGCGAATGTTTGTAATGAAATGTTTACCAAAATCTTACTTGAAGGTCAAGCTAATAATTTAATTGTTGAAGATGAATATGATGAAGAAACACAACAAGTAATTAAAGGTTTCCAAATTAGACCTATTTATCCTACCGAATTAAAGAAAACTAATCCAACAGCTTATAATGCTAAACGCTATCAATTCGTAGGTTATTATATTGACGCACTTACTGGTCGAGAAGTTGCTATTGATTTATATGTTGACCCTGAAGATTATGAAAAAGCTCAATTGGGATTTTAATTAAGGAGAAATAAACTATGACACTATATGACCCTAAGAAACAATCATTAATTGTAAATGGTGTAAATATTACCCATTGGGGTGAGTCTATGGTTGATTATAACCATGGTGGTAACTATGTTGAAGGTCGTAAAGGTATGCAAGGTGATGCAAGTACAAATGCTTTGTATAATCAATTATCAACTTTTACAATAACACTTCTACCACAAGCACCAATATTGCAACAAATTAAAGCATGGGCTAAAAACCATACACAACTAAGTTTACAATATACTGATACAAATGAAGGTTGTGAATGTACTACTTCATCGACTACTTGTTATGTTCAGGAAATAGGTAACAGAACAGATGGTAACGATAGAACAATCACATTCTATTGTGAATATGTTGATGATTAATTGAATTAAATAATCATTCCACTACATGATTAGATATAACTTTGTTATCAAGTAACACCCTTTAGTAGTGTAGTGGCTACTAGAGGGTGTTACTTATTAAGGAGAAAATTATTATGGTAGAAAAAATGCTTGAATACGAATACAATGGTGTAAAGTATTCACACAAACCTTTAGAATTTGAAAAATTAACTGATTTCGGTTTGTCTATTATGCAAAAAGTAGCTGCAACAGGTAGTGTTGTTGCTTGTGTGATTGGTCAAAGATTAGTTAAAGATGAACTTTATAGTTTTCAAAGATGTATTTTAGAATGTTTTAATCCTGAAGATTTTAAGTGGCTTATAGAAGAATTTATTTATAATCCTGAAGCGTGTTTATATATAAATGGCACACCTGTAACGGCTCAAGAAGCAGGTGAACATTTTTCAGGTAATTTTATGTTACTTTATGCTGTTGTATTTAATTTTGCGGTTCAATGCGTGGGGGAGCCAGACGCCTTAATTCAGAGTTTTTCCGCATCGTTCAAGAATATAGGCAACTCTTTAAAAGAGATTTGGGAGACACAGATTTCGAGGGCAGAACAATCGCTGAATATGTTTGCTCAATCCCAAAAAGAAACGAGAGTGCAAGGCAAGCGAAAAAGCAGATAGTTGAATTAAGGATATTATTAAATCAAAATCAAGTAAACGTAACTACAAAAGAACTTAATTCTATGAGTTATGATGAACTGATTGCAACGTATGAAACTGTAATAGAGCAAGTTTATCAGAAATATCTTGAAGCACAAGCTATGGAAAAACAAATGCGTAGGTGATTTAAGGTATAATTGTAGTATGAGTATGCAAATCATAGTATCTCGCAAAAAGGGCGATGTTGACATAAAAGATGTAAAAAACTTTGCTAAAGCACTCGCTAAACGTAGTGTTACTATTGGCGTGCATAAAGCAGAGGGGCAAAAAACAAATGAAATAAGTGGTACTAAAGTTATTGATTATGCTTGTTATAACGAGTTCGGTGGTAATAAAAATATAACTATTGGTGGCACAACAAGTAATATTGCAGATAACAACCCCCCTGCAAGACCTTTTGTTAGAGTTGCTTCTGATGAACAATTAAGGGATAAAATTAAAAAAACAAGTAAAGAAGAATTTAACAAGGTAGCCAAAAATAAATATAAAGGTAAAGCTCGTGCTTTAGTTCAAAATATTTATGGTGAAATTGGTAAATTATATCTTGAAAAAATGACCGACAGGTTAAACGACCCAGGGCTTTATCCTTATTTAATGAATGCACAATCTACAATAGAAAATAAAGGTTTTGACCATCCGTTAATAGACACAGGTTTACTTGGTAAATCTTTAAAAGTTAAAATTAGGGTTGGTAATGACCATGTAGAAAAAGTAATAGGCACTGATAATTTTGTACCTGTTAGAAAAAGAGGACAATAACAAATGTCGCAACTTTTAGAAGAATTACTTACAAGATTTGTATATGATGTCGACCAGACAGGTTTACGTAAATACGATAATGCTCAAAAAAAGATTAAGAAAAATACCAAAGAAATGATTGGTCTTAATTCTACTTTGGCTAAGGGGTTAAGACGATTATTTGTTGGTGCTGGTGCGATAATGGGTGTGCAAGGTCTTGTAAAAACTTATCGTGATATTGACCTTATAAGACGTTCTATTGAAGGTTTAACAAAATCAACACAAGATTGGGATTATATTCAAAAGGAAGCGTTAAGAACTGGTACGGGAATAGAGTCAGTAGCAAAGGGGTATCGTAATTTTTATTCTGCTGCTTCTATGGCAGGTTTTGATAAAATGGGAATACAAGATATGTATTCGGATGTCTTAACTGCTTCTCGTGCTATTGGCGCAACACAACAACAAGTCGGTGGTGCTTTGTTAGCATTAGAACAAATGTTATCTAAAGGTCGTGTATCAATGGAAGAATTGCGTAGGCAGTTAGGTAACGCTTTACCAGGTGCTTTTGAAATTGGTGCAAAAGCTATGGGCGTAACGACTGAAAAATTTAATGAAATGGTTAAAAAGGGTATATCGGCTGCTGAATTTGTACCTAAGTTTACAAAAGAATTGTTAAATACTTATAAAGAGGCATTCCCTGAAGCTATAAAATCACTTGATTTTGCCTTGGTTAATTTATCATCATCTTGGAAGTTGTTTCAATATGAAATAATGAATGGTAGTGCAGGACAAGGATTAGCTGAAACAATTAATTCTATTACAGAGTTTCTTCGTTCTCCTGAAGCTATAACTATTGCCAAGGGGATAGGTCAAGCATTGAATTTGGTGGCAAAAGCGCTAGGTTTTGTAGTTAAGCACTTTAGATTTATATTGTTTATGTTTGGCGTTAGTGCTTTAAGCAAACTACCAACATTATTGAATACAATTAAAGCATCTATTATTGGTCTTGGAAAAGCGGGTTTGGCAGCTGGAAAAAGTTTCTTATGGTTGACATTAATATCTACTGTTTTGTATGGTATATATTTAATAATTCAAGATATTTATACTTATATTAAACATCCTGAATGGGAAAGTTTTACTAGAGATTTAGCTACTAGATTTCCTATCATCAACAAAGCTATTGAGTATATGAAAAGTCTTATAACTGACATTAAACCGATATTGTTTAATGTAGCTAATGTTTCAAAAGATATATTATTATCTTTTATTACTTTTGAAAAAAATACTGGTTTATTTAGAAAAGGAATTAAGAGTTTAATAATAGTATTTTTAGGCTTAGGTTCAGCAGTTGCTTGGGTCTTAAAAATGGTCTTGGCTTTAATTGATAAAACAAACCAACTTCATGGTGTAGCTAGAGGTGGTTTAATGGGTGGATTAATAGGTACAGCGGCGGGGTTTGCCTTTGGCGGTGTACCAGGTGCAGTTGTTGGCGGCATAGGTGGTGCTTTAGGTGGTGCTAAATTTTTACCTAAACTTGATGAACGATGGAAAAACTCTCCAAATAATCCTGCTAATGCTTATAACCTTAACAAAGCAGAAACAACAAACGTAAACAACAATCAAAGAATAGTAATTAACGCTGCTAATCGTTCTGATAGTGAAATTTTAGCTTTAATTAGGGGTGCGTTAAATAATGATTATGAGTCAGTAATGGCTATGACAAATCAAACACCTACTTACTATGGTGCGGAGGCATAATGACATACGGTTTTATAGAACTACCTGAAGATATAAAAGGAATATTAAATCAAGAGAAAAAAGATAGCTCGTCAACACAAAAGCAAAAAGCAAATTTTAAAGATGCTTTTGCTAAAGCAGGTACAGCTATTAAAAACTCTATAACTAATCCAACTCAAACTTTAAGCAATTTATCGACATTTATGAACGATAAAAACATAAAAGCGGTTACAAGTACAATATCAAATACCGTCAACGCAGTTACAACTAAATTTTCAGGTATTGCAATGGCGCAACTTTTAATTGATGGGAAAATTACTTCAAAATCGGCTATTGAGTATTTGTTTTTAGGTTTTGCACCTGCTTTAAATCAAGCTGGGATAGCTTTAGGTTATGGTGGTTTAACACAATTAAAAAATGCGATGCTAAATGGCTCTTTGAATGTAGGACAATTTATAGGTGGTTTTTCAAAGATAGTCAAAGGTATATACCAAGAAGCAAAAATAAATAATATTGTAAAAGAATTTAATTCAGACAGGCGTATTTATTTTGATATGACAATGAGTGATAGTTCCAATATGCAATCTGAAACGCCTGATAGACGTGTTGAAGATGGTAATGATTTATCTGAATTTTGTCATAATATGCCTATAACTTATGATGTTCAATGTGAATTGCAAGATGGTAAAAGATATTCAAAAGCTGAATTTAGAGGTATTTTAAGAGATTTAAGAGATAAAAGAACACCTATAACACTTTATCTTGGCGATGAACATTTTAATAATTTAATTTTGCAAGGTTTTAATCCAAGCGGTCAAGGTAGCCAAAAAGGTGGTTATGAATATACTTTGCAATTTAAAGAAATAACTAAAGGTAGTGTAGAAGAAATTGAAATTGTTGCTTTCGCTAATGCACCAACAAGAAAAGCAGATGATGTAAGCACAGGAGCTAAAGCTATTGGTGCTACAAAAGGTGGTGGTAGCGGTGTTGTAACTCCTAGTGGACAAAACGGTAAAACAAATAATACGAAACAAAAACAAGCGCAAAATGGTAAAAGCGAGCTTAAAAAAGCTTCACAGAGCATGAAAGAGATGTTTGGAAGATGACAACATATTACATACAATTTAATGCAGACAGAAATAATACATGGACAAGTTCTTTGATTGATTTAGGTGATGAAAAATTTACCTTTACAATCCGTTGGAACGACTATTGCGATTGTTTCTTTATGGATATTCAAGATATTGATGCTAATTATTTAATATCAGGTTTAGCATTAACAAATTATTTACCTATTAGACATCAAAGTTTGCCTTATAACCTTTTGTTTGTCCATACTGACAATAAAACATATCAACCTACAATAGATAATATTCAAGAGTTTGGTTTGTTTTATGATGATGGAGAAGAATAATGGGTGCTATTGTTACGTTAGATAACGATAAAAGAATTACAACTTATCCTGACTTAAATTTTAGATTAAGGCTTGATATTTCTATGCCTAATAATCCAAGCGGTAAAGGCATTAGAATATCAGATGAACTTGATAATCCACAAAAAGGTCTTGATATGGATTTCCATATTGTAAAGACTGCCGAAGGTAAACCTGATGAAAGTACAATAACGATTTATAATTTAACAACACAGACATACGACAAAATATATGAATACGGTGAAGAATTTACTTTATCGTGCGCTTTTTCAGACGAAGATTATACAGAAATGTATAGAGGATATTCAAAAACTTATACGCAACATAAAAAGAAAATAATATTAACTGCCAATGAGGGTTTTATGGCACAAGATGCTAATGCAGGCAGACGTGGACAAAATGATTTATCAACAGAAATAAAATTAATTAATTATGGTGTTGCAGAATTAAATAAGACTTATCGTAAGCCTGTTAATACAGAAATTATACTTAATGATTGTATTAAGGCTCTTGGTATGCCAAAAGGTGAAATGGATACGATAAAACATAAAGATATAAATGGTTATAGAGCAGTTGGCAATGTTTATACAACTTTAAATTATTTAGGACAATTACTTGGCTTTAATTTTTGCATAAATAGTGGTCGTTTTTGTGCTTATGATAAAACATATAGCGAAATGAAAAAGTATGGTATTTACTTACATTCAGGTAATAGTAATACTCCTGAAAAACAAGATGATAAGTTTACATATAGTAAAAAGAAGGGTGAAGAATACGAGCGTATGGGTTATATGATTGAAACACGTTTGTTGCCCTTTTTACAAGTTGGTAGTACAGTAAAATGTGATTTTAAATTTAAAGATTGCAAAGGTTTAAAATATGTATATAAACTTGAACATATAGGTTCAAATTATGCAGGTACACAAATGGTTACAAGAGTTTATTGTGTGTGAGGACTTATGGAAATACAAAGTAAGAATGAAAGTACAGGCGAAAAATTATTAAATCTTTTAAGAACAATTTCTGACAACCAGTATGTTCAATGTCCTTGCAAAGTTTTAGCTGTTAATGGTAATTATGTTGACGTTTTGCCTATTATAAATGATGATTTAGTAAATCAACCACTTTATGATGTTAAAATTCAACGTAAAGAAAGCTCAACAGCATATATATTCTTAGGCGTTCATGTTGGCGATAGAGGTATATTGAGGTTTTTTGACCGTAGTATTGAAAATTATTCTATTAATGGTTCTGAAGAATATAATCAAGATGACCGTATGCATGATGCCAATGACGGTTGTTTTGAACTAGGATTTTTACCTGATAATGAAGCATTTGTTTATCCTATAAACCAAGAAATAGAAATTGGCTTAAAAAATACAACTTTTAAACTATCTGTTGATAGTAGTGGCAATTTAGTTATTACAGGTGCAACAAATATTATTAATGGTGATACAACAATTAATGGTAATTTAACAGTTAACGGAACAATTACAGCAACAGACGAAATAACAGGTAACAATATTGCATTAAGTACCCATATTCATACGGACAGTATGGGTGGCCCAACGTCAGCACCTAATTAAATGTTATAATTAAACCATGGACATCAAAATTGATTTTGACACTAAAGATTTAGAATTTGAAAATGGAGACCTTGTAGTTGTTGATGGTAATGATTGCATTAAACAACAAATAAGAACAGGCCTTTTTATCTTACCGTTAGATTGGTTTATGGATATAACCAAGGGTATTAACTATTTTGTAGCTTTCAGAGATAATCCAAAAAAATTAAGAGCGCAATTAAGAGATGCTATTGAAAGTGCTGAAAATGTTGTTCGTTTGGGTAAATTTAGATTTGATGCTCATACAACAAAATGGAGAGTAGAAGCTGTTGTTTATACTACAAACAATGATGTAATAGAAATAAATGCAGAAACGCCAATAGGGGAATAAAAATGCAAATTAATAGTACAGGTTTTATAAAAGCAACTTTAGATAATTATTTAGAATATATGACTTCTGTAATCCAAACAGAAGGTACTTTTGGTTCTGATTTTACTATTAAAAAAGAGGGCGTTATAGATGCTATTTTATCAACAGTTTCAAACGCTTGTATAAGTTTAGAAGATAAATTTGCTTTCGCTCTAAAACAATTAAATCCATATACAGCCGAGGGGCAATATCAAGATAAGTTGTATGCTTTGATTGGTTTAACTCGTAATTATGCAACTAATACTGTTGTAACAAGAACTATTGAAGGCACAGTAGGTACAGAAATTGGTGTTAATGAATTAGTTTTTGAAACATCACAAGGAGACCAATTTTATTTAAATACTGCTGTTACTATAGGTGAAACGGGTAAAGTTGTCGGTTCTTTTACGGCTTATGAAGCAGGTTCTATTGCTTGTGATGAACAAAATAATTTAAATATTGTAGAAGCTCCAATCGGCATACTTGGTGTTTATTATTCTGAAGGCGATGAAACTGTTATTGGCGATGATTTTGAAGATGATACTGAATTTAGGGCGAGATGGATTGAAACTAATTCGGTAAAAGGCGGTAACACTGAAGGTGGTATGTATGCTGCTTTATTACCTTTAGCAAATAATTCTACAAAAAATTTAGTAATAAGACAAAACAGAAATACTCAAACTTTCCTTGAATTTCCAAAACATACCATGCACATAACAATTAAATCTGCTGAAAGTAATGAAACTATTGCAAATACTATATTTGATAATCTTATGGATGGTGTTGGATTATATGGCGATATATCTGTTACAGTCAAAGATATATCGGGAACAGATGAGATTATACAATTTTCAAGAGAAGTAAGCACACCCGTATATTTTAATGTTGAAATAGTATTAAAACAAGGTTATATTTTACCCCAAGTTAGAGATAGTATTAAAAAAGCAATAATTGATAATTTTAATTATGCAATGGGCGAAAAAGTTATAGCAAATGACTTTTATCAATATATTAATGCTATTGAAGGTATTGATTATGTTACAACTCTTGAAGTTTCATTAGACGGTGAAGATTATTACCAAACAGTTGATATGGAATATAATGAGTTTCCAACAGTTATTGCAGACAACATTAGTATTGCAGAGGATTAAAAATGGAACTAGAAGATAATTATAGTCTTTTACAGGATAATGTAATATCGGTTTTGAGAAATTATCCAAGATTTTTAACTTTATTAAAGTGTATTGCGCCTCGATTAGATAATTTACAAGATGTTGCTAATTATATGTGTGAAAATACTAATCTTGATACAGCAGAGGGTATTTGGCTTGATTACATTGCATGGCTAGTTGGAACGAATAGAACTACTTATGATATTTTGCAATATTTTTGTGTTAATGCGCCACATTTAAATGTAGAAAAATATTTTTATTTTGAGGGTATATCAACTTTAGAGAGCGGTACATTGCAAGATGCTGCATTAAGGAAAAGGATTAAAGCTAAAATTGCCTATAATACAAGCAAAGGTACAAGAAACGAAAATATACAGATTATTCAAGGTCTAGTTAATGCCGATAAGGTTGTAATATCTAATGTATCTCCGATGGTTCTCGATATAACTTTATATGGTGATAATTTGTTTTATCCGAGCACACAAGCTCTAAGACAAACTATTGAGAGCGTTTTGGGTTGTGGTGTTGGTATTCGTAACTTAGACATTGAACCTAGTAGTGCTATATAATAGTAATATATAGGAGATTTTATAATGGATAAACCTACTAAACCAAGTAATTTAATGCCACGTTCTTTTGGCGGTGTAAAAAATAATTGGTCTGCGAGCATGCAAACAAATGGTTATGAAGATGGTGTTCCTGCTATTTATGGTGGGGATAATCTTAATTATCAGCTTGATGCAACAGGTAAAGAACTTGATTATTGTGAAAAGATAGTTGATTTTATAAATGATATTCCCATAGGAAAAACAATTACAGTTGATAGTAATAATAAACTTGTTTATGATGACTTAGCTCAAGAAGTTCCTATCGCAACAACCGAAACTGCAGGTATTGTTAAGCCTGATGGTGAAACAATTACTATCACCCAAGATGGTACAATTAGTGCTAATGGCTCATCTCGTAATATCGGCGAAATAGTTGCTTCAACAATTCCGCTAACAGATGCAGGCTTGCATTTATTAGACGGTGCATTGATTGATGGTAGTGGCTCTTATTCTGCGTTTGTTGAATATATTGCAGATTTGTATAATGCAGACCCTACGGCTAGTTACTTCGCACAAAGTGGCTCTTATGAGGAAATATGGACACAACCAATTTTAACCTCTAATGGTACAATGGGGGGAGATAGTTTTGCTTGTACACAAGATAAAGCAGAATTACAAAGTTATGCATATAAATTGTTTGATGGAGATAATTCAACACAATGGAACACTTGGAGTACATCAAGTCCTCAAACTGGGACGATAACAATTTATAACCCAGTACCTTTAAAAATAACATCAATAGGTATTATTAATTATTATAATTTTAGTGCAATAATTGTTAGTGGTTCAGATGATAATACAAATTGGACAAATATTTCTTCTACTTTGACAAGTAATAACTTGAATCAAACACTAAGTCTTAATAATTCAAATCATTATAAATATTATAAATTTGTATGTTCTACAAGTTCACAAAATATTGCAAGTTATACTTGGAGTATAAATGCAACATATCAGGTTTCTTTATCGCCTGAAAACTGGTGGCAACAACAAGTATCTACCTATGGTGTATGCGGTAAGTTTGTATATGACAGTGTAAATAATACTGTAAGATTACCGAAAATCACAGGCTTTATAGAAGGTACTACAGACCCTACTGCTTTAGGGGACTTAATACAAGCGGGATTGCCGAACATTACGGGTAGTGGTGAGTCTCATAATGGTTCATTACGACTTATGGCTGGGGCTTTTTCTACTCTTTCTACAGGTAGCTCGGTTCCAGCTAATACAAGTGGTGCATTTACTGAAAAATTTGATTTTGACGCTTCTCGTTCATCTTCAATTTACGGTAACTCACATACAGTTCAACCACAAGCAATTAAAGTCCTTTATTATATAGTTATAGCGACAACAACTAAAACTGATATTCAAGTTGATATAGATGAAATTGCAACTGATTTGAATGGTAAAGCTGATGTTGATTTTGGGAATGTAAATAATACAAATAACATTGCTGCTACACATCTTAATACAGCAGGTATAAGAACAGTTATAGAAACTTATGTCAATGGTACATCTTGGTACAGAGTTTATTCTGACGGATGGTGTGAACAAGGGGGTAGGTCTAGTGGAGCAACTGGTAGAGTTGTTAGTCTGTTAAAACATTATGCCAATACAAATTACATTGTTTTAACGACAGGGCATACAAACTCAAATGCCAGCTGGTGGGGTGATTATTCAGGCTTACCATTTAATCTTACGACATCACAATTTCAAATAGCAACTGTAGATAGTGATAGACCCGTATTTTGGCAAGCAAGCGGATATATAAGGTAAGGAGGCAATAATGGAATTAAAAGCAATTTTAAATAAACCATATACAGAAGAACAAAGAACTGAATTTATAGTCGAACAAAATCACAGATTTGGTTATGAAATAAAAGAAACAGAAATTGCTCTTGAAGCTTGGGGTGCTGATGATATTGAAAAGCTGGAACAGGCAAAACAATCTAAAATCCAAGAAAACGATACTAAAAGAGATGAAGCTTTAAATCAAGGCGTAGAATACAAAGATGTACTCTTTGATTCTGATACAGACCAAAAAGTGAACTTACTTGCAATAGTTTCAACAATATCTGATGAGGATACTATTATTTGGTTTGGTATGGATAATCAACCTTTAGTATGCAACAAACAGGATTTAATAAATATTGGTGGTTTAATAACTCAGCTTCATAATTTTTGTTGGAATAAAAATGCTTTAATTAAAGCTGAAATTAATAATGCCCAAGCTACTGAAGAAGTTGAAGCAATAATAATAGACTATACAATACCAACACCCGAGGAAAACTCGGAAGTTGAAGAAAGTGAAGGTGAATAATGTCATTAAATTTTAACGGAAATTATATAGGTGGCGTACCGTCAGGTGGAGGTGGCGGAACACCATACATATTACCTGTTGCAAGCACTACAACTCTTGGTGGTGTAAAAATTGATGGTACTACAATTACTATAAACGATGGAGTTATATCAAGCGAAGGTGGTGGTTCAATAACCGTTGATTCTACTTTGTCAAACACTTCTGAAAACCCGGTTCAAAACAAAACGCTGTATTCTTATTTGCATCCTATGAGTACAGGTTTTTTAGCCCCCGCTCATGTCTTGGATTTATACTCAGCGGCAACAAATACAGAATATTCAGAAGCAAGCTTGGAGACTTTTTTACCTGATGATGGTGAACAATATATGGTGTGTCTGTGGTGTCAGGTTCACGTAGATAAAACCACCGTAGGCAATTATATAAATGTTTGTTTTGATACAGATTTAACTGGGACAGGTGGCTTTTTTACCGCAGGCTCGTTGAGATGTGTTGTTGCAAATCAGGAGTCTCCAGTGTCAAGCATAATATGGGTTCCATTTGGAGCAGGAAGAAAAATAAAAATACAAAAAAGAGCAAGTGATAAAGGTACCTTTTACATAAAAGCTACAGGATACTATAGATTAACATACTCGGGTTCATAATATAAATGCGCAAGCAGAAGTTTTAAGACAACAATTAAAGGAGATGTAAAATGGCAAATTCATTTACAGGAACAATTAATACAAATGGTGAGTTTAAATCAATCAATGAATTAACAGGATTAACTTTAACATCAGGTAAAACTTATTCAATCCAAGTACAAAATATGGCTGAATTTAAAGTTGATAATGCTATATTTACTTTATATAACGAAAAATTCACTTGGACACAAGGTTCAGATACGGCATATTTAAAAACAGGTTGGGTTAATGTTGTATTAACAGTATTAGAAAATGCGTAAATTAAAGATTAATTAAACATTTATGACCAATTAAGGAGCTTGATAAAATGAATATTTTTCAAAAAATAGCCTTTGTAAATAGAATTTCTAAAGCGGTAAAGAAATCAAAATTGTTAATTGACTCTAAAAAAGACCTTGCCGAAAAAGTTAGAAAACATATTGACAACATCATAGGCGAGGTACAAGAACTTGTAAGATTATTACCTGATTTTAGAAATGTGTATCTTGAAGTTGTGGAAATTGTAGAAAATATAAAATGAAAGAATTTTTATTAGTTCAATTAGTCGGAAATCCTGAAATTGAAGTAAGGCAAGTTATGCCGTATGATGATGACGATACAGTTAAAGACAAAAACAAAAAACCGTTTAAAACGAATAAAAGTGCTTTAATTAAAATATTATATCGTGATAATAAGGGGAATGAGGTAAAAAAAATAATCTCAAACCCTTCAGAATATCAATATGATGGCGCAAGCATACCTTTTAAAATCGGCAAAGGTAATATGAAACTATTAATACCTGCATTGTTTCATGACCTTATGTGTGATGACAAGAGTAGAATTGACTTTAACAGACGGCTTTCAAGTCTTATATTTAAAGATTTGCTAATTCAATGCAAAGTTAATAAAATAATTGCTCAGATAATGTTTTTAGCAGTTGACAACTATCAAAAATTTATGGAGGGGTGGAATTAAATGAGAATAAACCCTTTATCCAATCAGCCGAGTTTTAAATATAAAAATGTGCTAAAGACTGAATGGATTAAGGGAAACATGCCAAGCGTAAAATATGATATGGGCGGTAATTTATTAACAAAAGACAATATCTCATTAGGACACATGCAAGCACATAGTCTTGGTGGAAAAACAAAACTTGATAATTTAATGCTTGAAACAAAAAAATATAATAATTCAAAAGGCAATCTACCATTTAGTCAATTCTTTAATCGTGAAGCATTTGAAGCATATTGTAAACAATTTGAGGGGGTAAAATTGCCTAACTTAGACGGATGGGATTATATTTTAAAAATAACAAAAACAGCAGAGTATTTATTAAGGAACGGAAAATAAAATGAACTTTACAATATCAGAAATTTGTAAATCAGAAGTAGCTAAAAAAAACAATATTGCTAATATACCTCAGCAATTATATATTTATGATAATATGCTAAGTTTAATAGCTGGTTTTCTTCAACCGTTACGCAATAAATTGCAAAAACCAATAATAATTACAAGCGGTTACAGAAATGAAAGATTAAATAAGTTAGTCGGTGGCGTAGCAAATAGTCAACACAAACAAGGTACTTGTGCTGATATACACGTACCGAATATGACCGTAAAACAATTATTTGATTTTATATGCTCAAGTGGTTTAAAATGGACACAATTAATTGAGGAACACTCAAAAAATAGCACTTGGATACATATTGAATATAATGTTAAAAACTTAAAATGCGAAAAGCTAAAATATATGAATGGAAAATATTATGCACTCTAATATAAAAATAGGCACTATTATTAATGTAATTAAAGTAAATGGCGAGCATTTACAGAAAATTGAAGTTGCCGAAAGAAAATACGATTATTATAAATCTATTGGTGACGAAACAATGGCTTTTTTAGCAAGCATAGAACTTAAAAAAGAAAAGGATAAATATTCTCAATTTCTTGACTTTTATATTTAGTTTTTATATAATTTACTTGTTGGTTAAGTAGCCAGCCAGCCAAAAACCAATATGACGAGCTTCGGCTCGTCATTTAAAAAGACAGTTATTAACTCTCTACTTATAAACTCAATAATTTAAAACTAATTCTATCCACATATCCCTACGGGGATATTTTATTTTGTGTTTTTATAATATAATAATTTTGTAAAAATCATATATAATACCTTAAACCGTAATTACGACCTGATTAGTCAGGTCTTTTTATTATGTGTCATAATAGTATTATGTTAGAACAAGTTATTCAAATTACTTCAATAATTACTTTTGTTTCAATGGCTATAATTTTCTTTGTTAAAATAGGTGAATATAAAAGCCTTATTAATAATGAAATCAAAGTTTTAAAAGATGATTTTAAAGAATGTAAAAGAGATATAGAAAAATTAGAAAATAAAGTTGAAGCCGTTGAAAATAACAACAATCACATGACTTCTTTGCTTATTGAAGTCAAAACAAAATTAGAATATTTTATGACCGTATCAGGAATATTTAAAACTAATGACATCTCTAAGAAATAAATTAAAAGAGTGTGAACCTTATTATATACAATATGATTTATTACCTAAATTATATTTTAAAGAAGATAAAGAAGAAATAGAATATTGGGTGTTTTTCTATCATTTTGTAAGACAACTAAATTATAGAGCAATAGGCACTAGATTGGGTTTTGACCATAGTACAATAGCCTATAAAATGAATAAAATATTGCAAACTAACAACACTATAATAGAGGAGTTTATTTTTCAACAAAATTCCAACAAACATTAAACAAAAAACTCCATTTTAATCTTATGATTTAATCATAAGATTTTTATTTTATATGGAGGAGTGAACATGGTAATGAATTATGGCAATTATAACTATGGTTATAATCCACCGCAAGGGCAGTATTCGGGTTTGTTTAATCAACAGCAAGTGCAAGTTCAACAGCCTATAATTACTTTTGTTTCTGATATTGCTGAAGCTATTGCAACTAAACCTGATGTTACTGGGAAACCTTTATTTTTTTATAATGTAGCAAATGATGAAATTTATAAAAAACAATACGATAACACTGGTGCTGCACCTGTGAAAACTTATAAGATAATCGTAGAAAATAATGCGCCTGTTGCTAATCCAGTATTAGACAGTATTAAAGTTTTAGATAACAAAATTAATGATATCAAAAAACTTTTAACTCCTGAAGTAATTGAAAAAGGTAATAAAAAACAATGAGAGAACCTTTAAAAAACCTGTGGGATGCAATTATTGATAAAAACAATGAAGATAGAATGATTGATTTAATTAGTTTAATGAATTTAATGTTACAAAATCAAATTGATGATAATGAAATGCAAGAGTTGCGAGAATATGCTAAAGGAATAGTTTTATGATGAATTTTTTTCAAAATCCTAAAATAATGCAAATGTTACAAATATTATCTAATTCTAATAATCCTAGAGCGCAAATGGACGCTATGTTCGCTAACAACCCTAAATATGCTGAATTTAAACAAAAATTTGAGGGCAAGAGCGACCAAGAGATAATACAATATTTTAACAATGCTTTAGGTGAACAAGGCATAAGCCTTAACAATTTAATCAATATGGCACGTCAATTCGGATTGATAAAATAAACCGTTGAAAAATACGAGGATAACCGCTAAAAATGCGAGAGTTGTTACATATTTAATTAAGGAGAAAACTCATGGCAGACATGGACTCAACTTTAGGAACAGCCGCATTACTCAACGGCGGTTTAGGTGGTAACAATTATCTAATTTGGATATTGTTATTCTTCGGTTTTATGTTATTTAATGGTGGTGGATTTTTTGGCAATAATGCTAATGGTGGTTATGCTACATCTTCTGAAGTTCAAAGAGGTTTTGATAATCAAAATACAGTAGCAAACCAAAGAGAAGCATTAGCAGCTATTAACGCAGGTACAGCACAAGCAGTTGCGGCAACAAATCAAGCAAAATATGACAACATTAATGTAGCTAAAGACATTCAAATGGCTTTATCTACACAGATTAATGGTGTTGCTAATATGGAAACTTCTATATTAGATAAATTAGGCGAATGTTGTTGCAGTGTCCAAAGGTCAATTGATGGCGTAAATTATAACAACGCTATGAATACCTCTAAAATACTTGAAGCTCTTGCTCAAAACAAAATTGAAGCATTACAAGGTCAAGTTAATGCTTTGCAACTTCAAAACGCTGTTGCTGGTGTAGTACGTTATCCACAACAAACTGTTTATACAGCAGGCGTACCACCGTTCGCCCCTGGTATAGCACCGTTCACTCCTTTTGCTTAATTAACATTGGGAGATTAAGTGGTGAGGACAATTATGTCCTTACCACTTTTTGAAAGTACATATTTAACAATTTAAGAAAGAGGTAATAAAATGGCTTTAAGTCCGTATTTACATATAGTTGAAACAGCTACTTATGTTGCTGGCACTTCATTAACATTAACAGTTACAAGTTCTACTAATGTAGGCGATGGTGATGCTTTTATTTTTCGTTGTCCTGTAACGGTAAGAGATAACGTAACTTTTGCGCCTTGCCCTGTTTTTATAGAAATTAATGGTGTATCGACTATTCCGTTAAAAGATAAGTTTGGACAACAAATAAAGTCTGACAGAGTTCCTAAGAGAGCATTTGGTTATTACATAGCAGATAGCCAAGCCGAAACACCTGCACCGTATGTAATTCTTATTACAACACCACCTAGAGGGATTTAATGTCAGAACGTAGTTTAGAAAATCTTAGTACATTAGCTAATTTACTTCAAGTTGCTACATTTTTGATGACATTAACAGAGTCAAGTAATGACCGTTTAATGAAAGAATTGCAACATCAAAACAAAGATTTTCTTGAAAAAATAGTAGAACAAAATAACCAAATAATCGAAAGATTAGAAAGGATTAAATAAATGTATGATTTAGAAAAAGCAAATGAAATATATGACGAAATGATGAAAGAAGATAGTTTATTTGCTGATAAACTTGTAAAGCGTTGGCGTGAAAAAATGCCAGAGCAATTTACTCGCACAATGATAGAAGAACGCTATGGTTGCCATATATTAGATGAAAATACTTATAAAGAAGGATTGCAATTTGTTTTAGATAATAAAGGCAACAAAATTGACCCATGGTCTAAAGAAGATATTTTACGAATAGCAAAAGATTATGTAAATATTGAAAATGAAGATTTTTACCCTTGGGATTTAGTGTTTTGGAGCAATGTTAAAAAAGGTGATTACGGTCATTTTATAACAGATGCATCTAAAATTATTCGTATAGCAATAGAAGATTTAAAAGATAAAGATTTTTATAGTGACCCTTCAGAAAGAGCATATAAATGGATTGAATATCATTTAGAAGAAAAATAAAATCCTCCTCTAAATCTAATAAAAACAAAGCAACCAACTAAGGTTGCTTTTTAATATACTAATTAATAGAAAGGAAGACAAAAAGAGAAAGGTTATAAAGAAATTATAGCAAAAAAAATACTCCACTTGTCTGAATGGAGTGTAAATATAAAACGAAAAGTGAGGTACTTCCTAATGAAGAACCAACACGAAGAACAAATGAAACGATTAAGGCGGTCTTCATGTCAAAAACATTATAACATAGTATGTAGTAAAAAACAAGATTTTATGCTAAAATGTGATTAAGGGGTTAGTAATATGGCTAAAAGGTTTAGTAGGCGAACAACAAGAAAAAAGACGTATAAGCTAAGTCCGAAAAATGCAGAAGAAGTGATAAGACAAGAGTTTACTGATAGTCGTGGGAATAGACATATTTTTGAAATGGACATAAGACCTCATAAACCAAATAAGCCAACAATAGAAGGAACAGTTGAATATAAGGATGAACAATAATGATTGAAGAAACTTATCAAATACATTTATTTTATCCATGTCTCATAACAATATTAGTTGTTTTAATCGTTACGATTGGCATAGTAATCATCAAATGCAAGGATAGTTCATTATTCAACAATATTTTTAACCGTCACGTTGACGAACATATAGATACAACTGATAAATTTTCAAAATCTCATACTGAAATTGTTTCAGGTCTCCCTGTTGTATATCATCAAGAATTTCATAATTTAGAAAAAGAAGTAAAAAATACTAATTCCCGAATTGTTCAACTTGCAAACGAAATAAATGAAAAAATGGATTTGCTTGTTGAAAGAGTAACGAAATTAGAAAATAAACCTTAGTCTCTTTCTCATTCTACTTATTAAACTCATGATTTTTCAGAGCTAACTGATGTTAGCTCTAATTTTTTCTTCCATAATTTAATAATTTTATCAAGTTTAATAACTACTTTTTCATATTGTTCATAATGTTTGTTCATACATTCACTTTTTACAACATAAAATTTTTTTAAAGCCAACAAAAACGAATAATTATAAAAATATTGGAAGGGTCTAGTGCGTGGTATTTTATATTTTTCAAAACAAGCTAAATGTACTCTAAGCACCGCTTCACTTAATCCTAATATTTTGCTTAATTCTTTTTGTGTAACTTTATTTTTTTCCATCTTTTTTAAACTCCACTAATGCAAATTTTTGTGTAAAATCGTTATCTTTATAATACCAACCGTCAAATGTTTTAATACGTTTATTGTTGTGCATACGCTTAACGATACGCAATTGTAATCCTATATCTTTGTCTAAAACACTTGCGTATGTGAACACAAGATGCCTATAACCGTCTTTTGATGATTGTATTTCTGTTATAGGTATAGGCATTATTTTTCTGATATAGCTATTAAACATTCTTTATCCAATCTATAAAGCGTTTTAACAATGATTTTTTTGGTTTGTATTCTTTTATCTCTAATTGGCCTATTGTTTGAAAATGTATTGTTGCGTCTTTGTTTATTGTCATTATTGGATTACCCGTTTTGTCGACAGATGGTTTATCAAAAGCCATTTCTAATCTGCCAATATCAGATATACGTTTTTTAATTAATGTTTGGACATAATCAAAATGTTCTAAATCTGAATGAATTTCTATATCATAACCAAGTAATATTGAAGGCATTAATAAACTTTCTTGTCTTATCGCTTTTAATCTATATGGTATTTTTTCAGATTTAAGAATATCAACTATTATGTCTGTTTCTATTGGATGTCTTTTTTCTAGTAGAAACACGTTTTTTTGCCTCCTTTGTATAATAAATTCTGTCTAAATCTCTTATTGTTTTAATTTTCTTATCTGTGATTTTTTTCACGAAATCATAATGTGCTAAGTCAGTATTACAAACTATATCAAATATTTCTACAAAATCAAATGGTTCATCATCTTCACAATCAACATACAATGGTGTTGTACGTCTATAAGTTTTAAATATGATATTTTCTTGGTTTAAAAAATTAGCTATAATATCTGCTTCATGTTCATTTAAATCTGGAAAAACAAATTTCATTTTATGCTTTATATTCCTTTTTGATTAATTTTCTCATATCTTTTTGTATTCTTAAAAAAAATTTATTAAAACTTGGGCTTTCTTCACGTAAAAAGTCGTAGTATGAATTATCTAAATGCCTACCTTTATATAATATTTCCAATCCTTCTTTTGTCTTTTCTATATTCATTCTCTAAAATCTCCTTAAAACTTACATCTGGTTTTTTAATAGGTTTATCAACAGGTTCAATCACTTGTTTACGTTTATGATTGTAATTTTCAAAATAATTAATTATCTTCATATAATATAATCTTCCCTGTTTTAACGTCTATAACTGATTGGTTTAGGCTTCCACGCCAATATAACCTATTGTCTTTTAAGTTTTCAACAAATTTACCATCAATAAGAATGTCTATGTATTCCATAATTTCAAGGTGTTTAACTTCTTGCCATAAAAAACCAGTATAAAGCCAAGTAGTCTTATTTGGATATAATTCTTTACACTTTTTAGCTAATCTTGTAACCTCTGCTCTATTTGCTATATAGAGAGGGTCTCCGCCTGAAAAAGTAATTCCACTTATATAATCAGGCTTTAGAGCTTCAAACAATTCATCTTCAGCTTGCTTGTCAAAAAGTATTCCGCTGTTTTCATCCCAAGTTTGAGGATTTTGACAACCTTTACAATGATGAGAACAACCTGCAACCCATAAAACCACACGTAAGCCAGAACCATTTAACATATCCGCCTTAGTTATATCGTGATAATTCATATCAACTCCATAATATCATCATTAATTGCCCTTAAATCAAGCCAATTTTTATTCGTCATTGATTTATGGGATATCTTATTAATTTCTTTTAATGCGTTTTCAAGTTTATTAACGTATTTAATAAATTGCTCCATATTCAAATGTTCTTGTTTTAATTTTAATAATTCTTCTTTAGACAATCTTTCTGATTTCATTCAAAAACTCCGCTTCTTTTAAACTATCCGCTTCAATGTTTATTTTTTCAGATAATCTTGTATAAATATCTTTTATTTTAGGTAAAAATTCTTTTTCAAAATATTCTCTAAAATAACTGTCAGGGAGTCCTTGAAACTTAAATTCAGCTTCATCAATTAACTTATATAAATCCATTTAAACAACCTCATCTAAAAATCTACCTAATGCTTCATTATCACAATCTAACCTGATTTTATACATTTTTGCTTTTTCAGGGTCATAATCAAATAAAGTATAATCTTTATAACCTGTTTCATCTTCTTTAATTCTTTGTTGCAATTTTGCATAAGTTTGTATAGTGCGTATGATATCGCCTCTTGTAATTTGTTGTATAGACATTTTTACTCCTCATTATCATCACGCCATTCATCATAATTAACTGAATGACTTTCAATTCTTTCCTGTTTTTCATCAGGTGTTTCTTCATTAAAATAATCTTCCACACACTGAGCTAAATATTCATCATAATTCATCTTTTTTAAAACACCAATCTATAAATTTAATTAAATAAACCATAGCATCAGCTTTTATTTGGTCTTTTTTTGGTTCATGGCAAACACTCTCATAGTTAAGACTACCGCCATAATAATTTTCTAATATTTCTGAAACACTTTTAAATTCCATATTATTATTTTAATCCAAAAATGGAGCAATTTCTTGCCAAGCTAATTCATATTTTTCATTTAATAAACCTTTTAGAGTAACTTCTACAACATAATCATGAGCTTTTTCTTCAGGTGTTTTTTCAGTGTTCATAAAATCTGGAATTGTTACACCATTATTTTGTAAATCTTCATAATACTGTAATGCTTTTGCCTTTACAACTGCATATTTGTGTAATAATTCACGTTGCATAAGTTCTTTTTCCATCATCATAATTTTCCTCACTTTCGTTATATTAAAGAGTAGTTAAATTTATTAACTACTCTTAAACAATATCATTAAATTATCATTTTGTCAAGCACTTAATTGTACAGGCATAATTATTTGAATATAATTGTTTTCACCCTTAATTATGCAAGCACTTATACTATCTTTAATTTCAAAAGTTATAGTATCGTTATTTGTTGCCTTTAAACCTTCAATTAAATAACGATAATTAAATGCTATATTTAAAGTACCAGATGTATTTGTTTTTATTTCAAGATAATCTTTAGATTTACCATTGTTACATTTTGCAGTTAATTCAAGTAAATCATCAGTAAAGTTAAATTTGCAAACATTTGTTTGTTCGTTTACCATGATTGCAACTGTTTCTAAGGCATTCAGCAGGTCGGATTTATTCATTTCAAATTTTTTTGGATTATTATTTGGTATCAATTGTGCATATTGAGGATATTTACCATTCAACAAAGCACTTGCAAACAAACAATTATTTGATTTAAAAATTATTCTATTATTGATAATATGTAATTCGATTTCATCTTTTACTATTTTTGTTAAATCTAATAATACTTTACGAGGTAAAACGTATTGTCCTTCAATACCAATAGGAACATCAAATTTAACCTGACATAATCTATTCCCATCTGTTGCAGCAAATTCAAAACCTTTTTCATTATTAAGTGTTAAACATACACCATTTAATATTTGACCCTCTGCCGTTTGAGTTGCAAAAATGGTTTTGTTTATACCTGATATAAAAGTATCAGCACTCATAACAATAGGATTATCAACTAAAGTGAAATCAGGATGAGGATATTCTTCACTGTTAAGCCATAACAAATCAAACTTTGTGTTACCTGATTTAATAACTAAAAAAGCATCTTCAACATTTAAAGTTATTACGTCATTTAATCTGCTTATGATAGCATCTAGTTTATCAGCATTAACACAAATATCAATGGGTTTTGTAATGTTAGCTTCAATTACTGCTCTTGCAGAGTTATTGATGTCTGTTGCTGTTAAAATTAAACCACCTTCAGATGATTTTAAATGAATTGTTGATAAAATCGGTTGTAAATTAGCTTTACCACATGATGATTTTACAGCTTTAATTGCTTGTAAAAAAGGTTCTTTTTGTAGTGTAATCATTATTTTAATTCTCCTAAAAAGTATTTTAAAGTATTATCATAAATATCTTTTGATACAAATATTTCAACGCTACTAATTTTATTTTGTTCTTTATCTTCTTTTGTTTGCCATTCTGAAATATCTGTAAATTCATCCATAGAGGATATATACATTTTATTTTTTGTTGTATGTGTAGATACAATGGTTAGCCATGGCTCTTTGGGCGCAAATTGTTTTTGTTCTTCAGTGGGTTGTTTATAATGAACCCATCTTAAAATGTCGCCATAACTAATTTCATTTCCGTTAATATCTTTGTATTTTGTTTTCATTATATTTCTCCTATATTATCTGCATACCATTCAGCTTGCATTTCTGCATAATCTGCTTCCCATTCTTTTATTTCGTGCATACGCTCCTCCTCGCTTATTTTATTTTTTTCTTGGCTATGTATATTTTTGTCTTTTTTTGTTGGTGTTTCTATTGCTTGTTCTACCGTCCAACCACGTTTTAATCTTCTACTAATTGTTTTCTCTTTTAATCCCATTTTTCTTTCCCATTCACTCATATTTAATGTTATTCCTTTATAGGTTATTAATTTTTCTTTTAAATAATTTACTGGAGTATTTATTATTTTTTCCATATTCCAACCATTCTGTAACCTTGACACAAACACACTTCTCGATATTCCAGTTTCTTCAACCCATTGTATTATATTTTGGGTTTTTCCTTTATAAGTTAATAAATGATTAGTTCTTCTATTTCTTGATTGTTGTTTGTTAGTTGTCCATCTGCAATTATTAGGTTCGTAATTTCCATTGTTGTCTATGCGGTCAAGGGTGCATTCACTTCTTTTTGCTTTTTCATTAAATCCGTTTTTCATTGCCCAGTCATAAAATGTTTGGAAATCGTTTTTCCATTCTTCACAAACTTGTACCCCCCTACCGCCATAATTGCTATAATATGGATATTTAGAATTCAAACATCTTGTTTTCATACCTCTCCATACTCTATACAATCTTGTTTGGCTTTTACTGTGTTTTTCGTGCAAACATCCACAAGATTTTGTATGCGCCCTTTGCAAATCTTTTCCTGATACTATGGCTGTATTTCCACAATCGCATTTGCATAACCATCTTGAGTTTCCTTGTTTGTCATTTTCTACTCTTTTTATTACCGTCAATAGCCCAAACCTTTGCCCTGTTACATCTTTAAAATTGCTCATTGTGGTGTTCTCCTTAAAAAAATAACCCCTTGATAGAACACCACATTATATCAAGAGGTTATTTTGCAATAAATCTATTTAGTGGTGTTCGTAATTATTATAATACAAAATTTATTTTTTATCAATGTTTTCTAATGCTTTTTCTATTTCTTCTTCACTAAAAATTTCTTCTTCCATTTTACCCTCCAATCTTATACACATTCACTTTTCTTATTCCCATTTTGTTTGCTATGTCGTGGTCATCCATATAGACGTCTATTCGCCTTTTAGATATTTTACTTCCTTTGTCCTCGCAAACTCTGACCCCAACTGACTCAATATACACAATATCGCCCATTTTTAGCGTCTTGCCATCACAAGCTATTGTTCTGCCTTCTTTTGGTTTAGTGCCTGTTGCCGTTTTACTTCCTTTAGCTGTTTTAGTGCATATAGGACAATCACAATAGAAAGATATTGTATATTCTCCAAGTTCTTTATACGGTATCGGGGATATATCACGCTCTACAATTATTGTTTCAGGTGGTTTAGATTTTAATGTTTTCATTTTTTCTGTTGTTTTTACAACATTCCAAGTTAAATAAATTAAACATATAAAACCAATAGTTGAGCCTATTGCAAAAGTTATATTACTTTTTCTCATCCCCTTTTTCCTCGTGCTCATTGCACACTTCATCATAATAAATTTTGCAACGTGCTTTGTTATCGCACGTTTTATTGAGATTTTCGTTTGGCTTATATTTTTTGCATTTATAAGGTATTTGTATTTTCATCTTCACTATCCTCTTTAGCCCAATGAAGGGCATCACTCCAACCAATAAATAGTCCACCTGTAAAAGAGTTTTTTTCGATTAAACCCTCGTAATATTTTTTAACTTCTTCAATTTTGTTATTTATTTCTTTAACCGTTTTCATTCAATATTTTCCTTATTTCCTCTTTTTCTTGGTCGTCTAAAACTTTCCAGCAACTATTTAATAAAGCCAACACACTAAATGCTTCAGTTACCCCTTGACCTTCAAAGCCTACAATTCTATTGCCTACCCTTCTGTTGGCTATACAAGCGTATTCAAAGTTTTTTAAACCTACATCCCTACATTGATTGCTTACAATATTTTTTAATTTTTTGATTTTTTCTTGTGATAATATATCAATCTCTGTCATTTAAAACCTCGTTGATTAATTTATACGTATCGTAACAATCTTGAATTGGATTTGCGATTATAGTATCACCTATATTTGCATCATATTTTTTGAGTTTTTCTCTTATTTCTTCAAGAGCTTGTTTGTATTTATCTCTATCCGTTTCCGCAATACCTCTATACTTTCTTGCCGTTTCCAAACTTGCCTTTAGACAGTCTTTGTCAAGTTCTAATTTATCAATTCGTATTTTTGCCTCATCGCAAAAAGTGTTATCTAAGCATTTAAAAGCACATCTTCCTTTGTTTGCTTTCAATTCCTCATTTTCTTTCTGCAAGCGTTTGAGTTGTTTGTAAACTTGGTAATATTTACATTTATTTTCTTTATCATAGCAAGCTATTGATAGTTCATGAATCGCACAAATCGGCATAACTTTTAAATAACTAATATCTTTGTACTCTATGCAATCGCTTTGAAATTCACAACCGTTATTTATTTTTTCTTTTATCATTATTGTGCCTCGCTTACATCTATGCCGTTTATTTTATTTGTCATTCTTCCTCCTTAATCCAACGTAAACCTAACTATTAAAAAGTAAACTATAAACCATATTAAAGACATATTCGTTGCTATTTTATAATGCCCATCGCATTCTCCAAATATTGCTATTACTGGGAGAATGCATACAAACACTAAACCAAAAAATCTTGGTTCACTAAAAATTTCTTTAAAAGTTTCTATAATTCTTAAATTCATTGTTCCTCACTTTCCTGTTCAAGCCATTGTTTAAAATCTTCTGTACTGCTTTCTACTTTTGAATAATCAATTTCAATTCCGTCTTTTTTTAACACTTGATTAGCACCAATAAACATTGCTTTTGCAAGTTTTGTATAATGTTTCGCCATCTCATCAATACTCATTGCTTTTATTTTTTTGTAGTTAGTTGTCATCATCCACACCCCACACATCTTGCACATCTAAATCAAGATAATTAGCAATTTTAATCATGTTTATACCATTAGGATTTCTTTCACCACTAATATAACGACTTATTGCACATCTTGTTATCCCTGTTGCTTCAGATAATTCTTTTTGTGTTTTATTTTGTAGCATCAGGATTGTTTTTAAGTTATTCTTCATTTCTTCCCTCCATAGAATTATCATATAGTCAAGTTATCATTTTGTCAAGTATTGATTTTCTTTAAAAATAGTTTATAATAATTACATAGTTTGGTGGAGTTTAATTGTTGGAACAACTTACATTATTTACTATTGATAATCAAGTTAAAAAAAGAGTTCATAATGATATTCCAAGCTATTTTAAACCTGATAAGGTTAAACAAAATATCAAAAAATGGAACACTATAAAACACATTTACCGTTATCAGACACTTTATAAGATATGTACAAATTTATATTTATTAACTTTCAATAATCAACTTGCTTGCTTGAATTATTATAGTGATACTGAAATTGATTGTGATAAAACTTATACTGTTATGTATGCCGAGATAGATAATACCTCGGCATTGTCTATTAAAGAACGATTATTGGCACATATAAAGTTGTTGAGAGATATTAAAAACGATGTTGAACTAGAACACGATATCAAAAAAGTTGATAGTGATTGTGTTACGCTTTTCGGGTAATTCTTTTTATTTTTTGTCCTGTTATAACTCTTTTAATCCACGCTTCACCACCTTTTTTAAGGTAAAGGTCGTATTGTCTTTTGGTTAAACTAATTGTTATTTGTACCTTATCATCTTTTTGCTTTATGATTTCGTCCATTAATTTTTCGATGGTTTGGTCTTTGCCGTCTATAATTTCTTCTTTTTTCTTTATTATCGGTTGTTCTGGTTTAATTATTTTCATCTTTTATCACCCTCATTTTTTCTACAAATTCTAAAACATAATCATATTCTTCATCAGTCAACCATATTGACCTTTGTATTTTACCTGTTTTTTTACCATTTAAACCATCAAAACGCCTGTTGTTGCTCTTTAAATAGTTAAATAGTATTTCCATATTAAAATCATTATTAAAGTCGATTATTTGACCTTCTAGCCACTTCTTATCAACTTTTTTTGCTTGCCCATTTTCAATATAAATCAAATACCAACTTGTCGCATGTTCGGACTTTGTATATTTATAATGTCTTTTTAACAAGCTACCTTGTGTTTCTTCAAAGAGTATTCTTAAACCATTAGAAGTTTTGCCAACTTCTTTTCTTTCGGGCAAGTCTGGTCTGCATTGTCTTAATACTTGCAAACTTATCAATGTATCTGTTAAGTTGTGTTCTTGTGCGTATTGTAATTGTCTGTCTGTCATCATTCTCCCTCGCTTTCGGTGGGGTGGAATTGTTTTATTGTCTTAATTAAATTTTCTTCTGTTAGAAATTCTGAACATTCATCACATAAATCAAGCACACATTGTTGATAATTGTCAAAATTTCCATGTACTATTCTCATATTTACTTCTTTAATTTCTTTTCCGCATATATCACAAAAATATTTATTCATTTACACCTCTTTTATTTAATTCTTTTTCTATAATTTGTTTTGCCTTTTGTAATTGCTCTGTTGTAGCTTTTTCGACTTGTATTTCTTCCCACCTCAAATGGGCTTTTAATGCTAAATCCTGTGCAAGTTTTTCAATATAAGAAGTTTCATTAAATTTCATCTTTTATCCCTCATAAGCAAATCTATAAAACTCGGCATTTTTATAACGATTTCTAGTTTCTTTAATCGTTAAAATAGCAAGTCTTACATTATCGCCTAATTCAATAAGACTTTTAACACTTTCTTTTTCTTTTTTAGTTAATCTTGAATTGTCGTTAATCTTTTTGTTGTATTTTTTTTCAAATAATGTTTTTGTTAAATTCATCTTCAACCGCCTTTCGTTCATTACATTTATAATACTGTACTTATAATTATTTGTCAAGTTGTACTTTGTTCATCAAAGCCTTGACTTCATTTATTCTTTTTTGTACTTCTACCCTATCAACAAACCTTTGATATTGTAATTTGCCAATATTGTACAATTCTTCTAAACATAATTCGCTAATTAAGTTAATTTCTTTTTCTGTTAGTTCTATTTGTGCCGTTTTTTCTTTTTTCGTCTTTTTACCTCACTTTCGATTTATTCTTTTATACTTCCTAAATATTTACCCAATAAACAATCGCTTGTTATGTTTGTTTTACTGTAATAATTAATTACGTGCTCTCTGCATCTGCTTGTAATTACATTTAATCTTTCAGGATTGCAAGCAAAAGTCAAACTTTGATGCTTGCAATTATTATCAATAACCCAACTAATTAAAACAACATCCCATTCAGCCCCTTGAGCTGTGTTAGCTGTTCCGACATGAATATTATGTTTTTCAATTTCGCTGTATTTGATTTCTTCTTCAATCATCTTTGTTATTAAATTAACTTGAGCTTTAAACATTGATAATATTGCAATGGTTTTATTGTTATTTTTATTTTCTTTTAACCATCTTTTTAAATCTTTTATTATCATTTCAGCTTCTTTAATATTTAAAGTTTTGTTTTTATCTGTTTCACCGTTAATAAATACCTTTTTTAAGGCATTTATTTCGGCTTTTTTTGCGCTTTTTATCATTCCGCCATAAAACATATCATTATTAAACTTAAATACATTCTCTGGCATTCTGTATTGTTCATTTAACATAATACATTTATCAGTATAGTATTGGCAAAAGTCAAACAAACTATTTTTTGCATAATCCCATACAAGCTGTAAATCTGCTGGTACTTCGTACTTTGTTAAAAATGATTTGTTCTTTTTTTGTTCCATAAACATTAAACTTTTTAATTGTTTTTCATCACCCACAACACAAGCTTTTTTTGCTCTAAATGCACATGGCAAAAATGAAGCAATATCAACTTCGCTTGACTCATCACAAATAACAAGGTCAAAAAGTTCTTTTTCTAACGGCAACACGTCCGATATTTCGCCCGTAGTTACGCAAAAACAAGGGATTGCTTCAAGTATCGGCTTAAAATCAATAGTAGCCATGATTTTATCTCTTTGTGATTTCTTCTTTGTTAAACAGCTTTTTGCTTGTATCAATAAATTTTTTCTATTATCGTTATTGCTTAACAACTCAATCAAAACATTTATTCTTTTTGTTTTTAATAATTTTCTTGCTTCTTCTTCTTTTTGATTAAATAAATACTTAATTATATTTGATTTATTATTATTTGTTAAATCAATTTTGCCCTCAAGTAAATCCATAATACGGTTAGCAAGTTCTTTTTGACTTTCTTTTTTACCGCCACGCATAGCAACAAGCCCTGCACCTAGATTATTTAATTTATTTGTTATTACATCTACTGCATGGTCTGATTTACTAACAATTAAAACTTTTCTGCCTGTCATGATAAAATGACTTGCAATAGCTGTTATTGTTGAGCTTTTTCCCGTTCCTGCTGCACCAATTACTGTTGTTAAGGTGTTTTTTTCAACTTCTTTAAGTGCTTGTTCTTGGCTTGCATTTAAAAGTAATACTTTTATCGGCAAGGTTAGTTTATTTTCTTTTTTGCTTATTCCGTTGATTATTTCTAATACTGACATTTTGACCGCCTTTATTTTTTTCGTTTTAATCTATTTTTTATTTCTTCTTAATAATTCTTTTTTAAAATATTTGTATAAATCTGTTGAAGTTATATAATTTAAACAATATGTAATAATCCATAATGAAATATAAATCTCAAACCATTTAGGCATTATTATTGTTATTGTTTCCATTAGTTTAAAATCCTTCCTTGTATTTCAGCTTTTCTTATTGTCGTATGACATACAGCATGGCTTATTTTTTGATTTAAAAAATCATGCTCAACTATGTACTCAATTTTTACAAGTTCATTTTTTGAATTATAAGTTTTAAAAATTTCTGTTACTGTTTCAATATCTTTTCTTTTCCCTTCAGCAATATATTTTGTGCCTATTGGATATAATTTTCTATTTTCTAAATATTCCATTTTGCCGCCTCACTTTTGTTTTTTCGTTTCATTCTTTATATTATTAATATACCACATATTTATTATAATGTCAACATTTATTTTATAATATTTACATAACTTAATATAATTCTGCTATCGTTTTTAACTCTGATATAAGACCAGCCAAATTTTCAGGAATACGAGCCAATATAACAGCGTTTTGTTCTTTTATTTCAAAGCCATCCAAATTAATCAAACCGCTTAAAACCTTTTTAAAATCAATTTTTTCTGGTTGCTCAATTTCTAATAATTGAGATATAATATTTTCGACTTTTTCGCTATCATTTTCCAATAAAGAGGATATTAAACCAACATTAACGCTCATTTCATCATCACAAACAAGTTTTATTTTGTCGCCCTCTCTTATCAATTCAGCTTCGGAGTATAACAAAGGACTGTAAAATTTGTCTTTACCTTTTTGACCTTCCAAGAATAAACCGCCTTTAATTATTGACATTGTGCTTTTATTTAAGGCTTGTAAAGTCATTATTTCGGTTATCTCTTTGTTATCGGCTTCAAATTCAATATCATTTGTTATTATGATTTTATTTTCTTTATTTGATTTTAAGTTATTGAATCCGCTTGTCCGTCCTGTTGCTTTTGCACAATCAAGGGAATAAAGGACTAATTTTTTAATATTGTTCATTTTAAACCGCCTTTGAAATTAATCACATATCAAACTATTATTTTGTTGTATATCTGCATAACATGCATTGCTTTGTTGTTCGTTTATTTTTACATATTCAGGTTTTAAAATGTTTATTAAAATCAATATGCCGATGATTATATATATTAGTTTTTTCATTTTTCTTTTGTTCCTTTCGTTTTATACCGCCTTATTAATCACCCCGAAGGGCAAGCCCCAAGGCGGTAGGGGCTTGAAAATATGTTTTTATAGTCTTGTTTGTTCCAATTCAGGAATATAATATGCGATATAATCCCAAACTTGAGAACACCCAAAACAATAACCATGCTTGTTAAATCTTATGCAATTCATGCCCTTTAATAAATAATTTACTTGATAAAGTTTATTCCCTTCAACATTAAAAAGATTTAATTCATAAACCGCATCGCCCCCATTTGTTACATGGTGAAATTTTCTAACAAGGTTTAATTTTTCAAAACCATAATTTTGTAACTTTTCTTTTAATTCGTTCATATTCATTTTTTACCGCCTTTTTCTTGCCTCCACTCATAGGCGGGAGGCCTTGCCCTTTTCGTTTCATTCATCTTACATATATATATTAACATATAAAAATTATAAAGTCAATACTTTAATTAAAATAAATACATTAAATATATGAGAAAATAGCTAAAATGTAGATATAGCTTGAAAAAGTTATGTTTACAAAAGTTAACATATAATTATTTGTAATATATGTATATAATTATTTAATTTATATGCAACAAATAACAATACTATACAAATACATATACTATACAAATACATATACTATATTTATTTGTATAAATATGTTATATGTAGAGTATGGGTAATGAATTAACGCAACAGCAAGAAAATTTTTGTCAATTATATGTTAAATATGGAATAGGCGCTAAAGCATATCTGGAAGCATATCCAAAAGCGCAAAAATGGAAAAGAAACTCCCTTGATTGTGAAGTATCAAAAATGTTAAACAATCCAAAGATATCACAAAGAGTGGACGCCCTGAACGAAAAAAAATTAAGTGCACTTATGAACAGCACCAAATTAAACCAAAGAAAATTGCTTGAAAGCGCTTTATATATCCTTGAGGACTGCCAACACACACCGAGCCAATACGCCAACGCAATAAATGTATTAAAGCTTTTATATTCTCAGCAGGGAATGATGCCAAACGCTAGCAATAACACTAACATACAGGTAAATATACAGAATAACCAGACGGTTGGAGAAGTAACAGACTATTTAGACCTCTAAACCCACGCTACGCAAGGAATACAGACCACACACGCTAGAATGCGTTTTAAGGCGTGTTTAATAATATGGTTAAGGGTTTTATATGTCTGAATTAATTTAAATAAGTTTATACATAATAAACATTATCATAACCAGTCGAGCCGATAGGTATAGATAACACGCAAAGGGGGTGGGGTGACAAAAGAAAATCAAAACCCTGCGTCCGACCCCTCACAAAAATTTTTCTGAAAAATCAAAGTGTACCTAAAATACAAAAAGAACACCACCTAAATACAAGAAACGAGATGGTGTTCTTTGAACGCTTTTATCCGATTTGATTACTCGATTATGGACAATGCGTAATTTTATTATAGATTATTTTGTGAGGATGTCAAATAAACGAAATTTACAAATTTACATGTGGGTGTAAATTTCGTGTAAAATTCGAGAATATTGATTTTATTGAGTTTGAGGCTATTTTTTTTTGAAATTTACAAATTTACAGAAAAATCGAATTTTACTTACAAGCCATATAAAAATTTTATTTTAGATAATATATATATAATATATACAATGTGTATATTTAAAACACAAATATATAAAAAAATATTATGTAATTTTTGTAAATTTGTAAAATTCGCAAAAAATAGGGTTCAAAATCAATCATAGTCTATGTTTTGAAATTTACACGAAAATTACAAGGTTTTTTCATTTTTGTAAATTTCAGCAAAAAATCCTATAAAATCAATACTTTTAGGTTTTGTAAAATTCGTTTTTAAAAACCACTTGACAATAAATTTAGTTTGTACTAAAATTAGTCAAAAGATAAGAGGAGATTTTTATGACAGAAAACAAAAAACCTGAAACGATTACTTTTTATATTGATAAAGAACTAAAAAAACAGTTCCAAATTAAGTTGATACAAGATAATTCTTCTATCACAGAAAAATTAACGGAGTTAATTAAAAATTACATCAAGTAAAAAGTAGGTGATTATTGTGGTAGAAAAAATTGTACCTAAATTAGTAGATGATATTGCAGAAATTATAAAAATACAATGTGATAATGAGTTGGAAAAGTTAGCAATATACAACTTATTACTTGCTAAATGGAGTAGTGTGCTTGCATCAAAAAATATTATGACTGATAGTTGTAGGCATACACAACCTTATCCCCTTGCTTATTATGGACTTAACTTATTGTCTAGTGGTGGTAATAAGAATAAACCACTTACTGCTGTTGAGAGTATATTTAAGTGGATTGATAATGAGTATGATACTCAAAACGAAAAAAATAAGCAGAAATATATTGAATGTGCTAAAGAAAAATTAGGCGATAAACTTGATGATAAAGAAGTTGAAAAAATTGAGAAAAAAGCTGAAGGATTATTAAAATTAAAGTCAAAAACTAATGGTGCAACAGGGCAGAAGCTGTATGCAATATGTGAACAGATAGTTAAAAGTGAGTTTGGGTCATTATTTATCTATGATACTGAATTTATAAAGAAGTTTGAAGCAAAAATTAGTGGTAAAAGTTTAGACGATACACTTGACGCTATTTATAACTTGTATGATGGCACTCCTGATTTTCTTGATACTGTATTAACTAATAGGGACTTTATTAGCGGTATTAGTTGTAATGTGTGTTATGCAAGTGATTTTTCAAGGCTATTGCGTAATCAAAAGACTAATAAAGAGTTTAGAAATTATTTACAGGACGGTTTTGCTCGTAGAATTTATCTTTATGCAACTAAAAATATTAATAGTTTGCAAATGCAAGTGAATTTACCTAGTGTTGAAGAATTAAACATGGCTAAAAATAAACTTGTAGATTTTTATCATAAAACAAAAGAAATTTATGACAATATAGATGCTACGGAAGTGTTTGAATTTAATAAAGATGCAGACATTTATATTCAAAAATATCAACAAAGGGTAAAGAAACGCATAAAAGAAGAATTTGCGTATGCCGAAGTATTATCTGATGATGATGAAATATTAAAAATCAACCTTAATGGTAGTGCGTGGAAGATAGTAAAGACGGCATTTTTGTTTCATTTGATAGAACATTCAACAGAACATAAAGTTGGCATTGAGTCAATTCAAATGGCAGAACGATATTTTAATGCTTTTCATGAAAAATTGGCGATTTTCTTGAAGAAAAAGGCATTAGATAAGTTAGATGAATATAAAAATACTATTTATAAAAATTTAGGCATTGAAATGCTTAAAAATACTGAATTTCGTAAAGAATTAAATGTTCATCATAACGATTGGAAAGTTTTTTGTAATACTACGCTTGTTGATTTGCTTGAAGAATTGCAAGCAGAAAATATCTATGTTTATGAAGGCAAAGATGGTCGAAAACCGACAATAAAGTTCTATCGAATGGAAAGTGAGGAATAATGTCAGTATGTAGAGAATTGTATGATAAACCCACATTGGCGGAAGTAAGAGATGTTTTAATGCAGAATGGGAAAAAAATTGGTGCAAATTGGGTGTTTCAATGCCCTATTTGCCAAGATGAGTCGTGTGATAATCTTGTTTTTGAAAAAAATGCGAATTATATTAAATGTTTTTCGTGTGTAAATAATGAGGGTGGAAAATATGTATTAACTGAAATAACTCGTAAACGTGGTGAAAAGGAACGAGAAGAACAACAAAATATAAAGGTAAATACAATAAAAAAATTTGAAAAAGAGAGCGTTCAAGAAGAATATTGGGAAAAATTATGTGCTTGTAATCAATATTTGTTAGGTAATCAAAAATTACTTGATTTATTATACGATAAACGTGGAATAGATAAACAAACTGTTACAGATTGTGATATAGGATTTGATAAAGAAAAAGAAGAATGGACAATTCCTTTAATTTCATTATCATATTGTAAACTTATGGGTTTCGAGTATCGTAGAAAAAATTTTGACTTATATCCTGCTTGGAAAGAGGGAGATAAGCAAAGTAAAGTAAGACGTGATAGTGGTTATGTGTCTGATGTATGCGTTGTTTATGATAGCGGACAAAAAGAAATTTTATATATAATGGAAGGCTTTTGGGATAGTTATTGCATTCATCAATATTTACGTAATAAAGGTCAAATAAATTATGCAGTATATAGTTGTTCAAATGGTGTTAGTAGTTTATTAAATGTTTTAAATAGAGTAGATTTTAGCAACTTTAAAAAGGTAAAACTTATTCTTGATGCCGATAAAGCAGGAACAGAAGTAACAGAAAAAATAATCGAAAAATACCCTTTTATTAAAGATTGTCGAAAATTTTTATTTGATAGTGGTGTAAAGGATATGAATGAATGGTTACTAACTCAGATAGGTGGTAAAAATGGCAAATAAAATAGATTTTGATAATAGCCCAGCTTTTAGATGTTTTAAACAATTTATAAAAAGTAGTTTAAAACAAATAGGTTTGGAAATAAATACTAATGAAAAACAAAAAATAATTGTTGGATATGGGAAAGACAATGATAATGATGTAATTGAAAATGATTGGTTCTTGCCAAATCAAGATTGTTTTGTTTTTGTCGTTCCTAATATTGATGAAGTTCGGTTTGAACAAGAGGAATATGTTTATTCAGAAGTACCGTCTTTTTTATTTATAGGTCGGGATTTTAGAATTAAATTTTATGACGCTGAAAGTTTAGGGTGGAACAAAGATGAAAATGGCAAACCAAAAAGAATTTATGTTGATGTTGATGAAATTTATGTAGTTAAATGTTCTAAATGTGGGAAAATTACACTTGTTGAGTCTATTGGTGCTTGGTATTGTAGAAATTGCGAATATCAAGATGGGGATGCAGATTTGATTGGCAATATTACTGATTTTTCTCCAATATTTGACCCTAATTTTAGAAAAAATAGGGTAATACAAATGCCAAATAAGGGTGAATATGAGTATGTAGATGAATATTATTATGAAAAACCTAAAACCCAAAAAGAAGATTATGATGAATATATCAACTCTGATGAGTGGAAAGAAAAGCGTGAAGCAATTTTTGAGTTAAAAGGTAAAAGGTGTAGTATTTGTGGTACAAGTTTTGGAATTATAGACTGTCATCACTTAAATTACGACCATTTCAAGCACGAAGAAGAAAATGAATATGATGATGTAATTCCTTTGTGTCGTGATTGTCATGCTGAATTGCATAATTTTATGAAAGAAAATGATAATGTTATTAAACAATTAAAATCTGATTTAGAAAGATTAAAAGATAGTTTTAGGATGAAATACATGTACGCTATTGCTGATACTGTTTATAATCGAACAAAAGATTTGTTTCAAGGTATTCAATATAACAGGTCAGTAGTAATGCCTTATTTGGATACTATTTATGGTAAAAGCAAGTGTAGAAAGGATATTCGTCCTTGTTTTAATTCCGAAACATTATGTAAAAAACTAGAAAAGAATGGCAACCTTGCCACACAGGAGGGGAGATGAAGGTACAAATGTATAAAGTAATAAGTGTATTCACAGAAGATAAAAGTCCTTGTTGTGATATATATGATGTTATAGACAAATACAGAGGAGATTTAATAAGTACAGAGCTGATTCGTTTGATTCAATATGAATTAATGAATATTTATGGAGAAAATATTCCTATTAAATTAGTTGAAGATTTAGTTAGAGGTAACTATGGAGATAAAAGGTAAAGTACATTGTTTCTTTGAACAATCAGGCACTTTTAAAAATGAATTTATAAAATTAGGCATTCCTGCAGAGGATTATGACATACAAAATAATTTCAACGAAACAGACCACGTTATAGACTTATTTGCAGAAATAGAAAAGGGGTATGAGGGTAAAGAAAGTATATTTGATAATATTACGCAAGATGATTTGATTATTGCGTTTTTTCCATGTATTTATTTCACCGGTTCAACTAATCCTTGTTATTTTAGATTAGATAACCAAAATTATAAATGCTTAACTCTTGATGAAAAATTGGCGACCATACTTGATAGAGCTAAAAAAAGAGAAAATTTTTATGAATTACTTTATAAAATGATTGGTGCTTGTTTAAAGAAAAATATAAGAATTATACTTGAAAATCCATATAGTAGTCAGCACTTTTTACATAATAATTTCTTTGGGCCGCCTAGTGTTATTGATAAAAACAGGTTGTTAAGGGGAGATTATTTTCGTAAACCCACTGGCTATTGGTTTTTTAATTGTGAGCCAACTTATGGTGAAAGTTATCAGAATGATAAAAAACCACTAAAAATATGGGATATGAAAAGAGGTAAAGGTGGTCTATGCTCCGAAGAACGCAGTATGATAAAATCTGATTATGCAAGAAATTTTATATGTGATTTTATTTTAGGAAAAGCACAACAGTTGAGTCAAATGAAATTATTTTAGAAAGTGAGGACTAATGGACACAATAGAACAAAAACTCAAAGACTTTCGTGAAGCCTTGTTGGATAAGGATTATCCGCTTGGTATAGATGAGATATTAGGTTATGTTGAATATCTGTATGAGGATGATAAAGAAATTAAATCTGTTTTGCATGATTACATAGACGACTACTACAAAATGTGGTCGTGTACTAAAAAGTTTTATAAGGTAAAGGATTTGATTGATGAGCAGTTTTATGCGATAAGTGAGGAAGATAATGAGTAAAGAGTCTGATGAACGCTATACTCCTGAATATGGTGTATTACCATTGCTAGAATTTATGAAACCGTTTCGCAAGAAAATAATTTGGTGTCCGTTTGATACCGAAGAAAGTGAGTTTGTAAAAGTGTTTAAGACAGAAGGTTATAACGTAGTTTATTCACATCTTAATTATGGACAGAATTATTATAGTTATGAGCCAAAGGAATGGGATATTATGATAAGTAATCCACCTTTTACTTGCAAAAAAGAAATATTTGAACGGGCATTATCTTTTAACAAACCGTTTGCATTGCTTATGACTCTTGATTGGTTAAGAGATGCTGCGCCTAAGCGTTTGTTTAGAAATAAAGATTTGCAATTATTGATGTTTGAGGAACGTATTAAATATAAAAATGTTACTGAAGATAAGATAGATTTTGGTTCTGCTTACTATTGTTACAACTTTCTACCAAAGCAAATAATAATGCGTAGCCTTAAAGAAAATAAAAGGCAATTAAAATTATTCTAACCTATTGACAAATAATTATTTGTAACATATAATAAACTCAAAGGAGGTAAGGAAGATGAAGCAACCAAAGAAAAGTGGTAGGCTATTGGCTGATGTGGGCGAGGAAAGAAAACAGCTTTTATATTTAAAACTGTTACAAAAAAATAAAACTTTTCGTGATTGGCTTATTGAAACAATAGATAAGTTTTTAGAAAGAAAGTGAGGTAAAGAATGGGTTTAATTAAGAAAAAAGAAGAATTGCCGATTAAAGAAACGGTGTTGGGCGCAATCTATGGCATCCCTGGTGGTGGTAAGACAACCATTGCGTTATCAATGCCAAAGCCATTGTTGTTAGATACTGATAGAGGTTTGTATCGTGTTCAACCTGAATATAGAACTGATAGCGTTCCTGTTGAAAAGTATCAAGACATTTTAGATGTATTGAATGAGGATTTGAGTGGTTACAAGACAATAGTAGTAGATACTTTGGGGAAATTGGTAGATTTAATTTCGGATAAAGTATGTGCAGATAATCCTAAATTCGTTCAACCAGATGGCACAATGTCTTTAAGGGCTTGGGGTTTGATTAAGATAGAATTTAAGAATTTAATTAAGTCTATTGAAAAATTAAATAAAAACTTTATTTTGGTTGCACACGAAAAAGAAGTTATGGAAGGTGATAGCAGAATTATCAGACCTGATGTAAGCGGTAGTGCCGCAAAAGATATAATCAAAGAACTCGATTTTCTTGGTTATATGGAAGTTGTAGGTAAAAAGCGTAGCATATCATTTACACCGTCAAGTAAATTTTATGCTAAAAATTCATTAGGTTTAGACAGTTATGTTGAAATACCTATACTTGCTAAAGGTGATAACAATACGTTTTTAACCGATTATATACTTAATCCGACTATTGAAAGACGTAAAAATGAGTTTAAGGCAAGTGTTAGTTATGAAGAAGTTTTAAAACAAGCTGATGAAATTATTGCAAAAGAAGGCGTAACTGAAGCAAGTAAAGAGAAACTTCGTGCGTTGCCTAAAATCAACGATAGTAAGTTGCAGATTAAAGATAAAATCGACAAATGGGAAAAAGCAAATGCAAAAGCCTAAATTTTATCTGACACCAAGTCTATTGAATACATGGATAAAAGGTTACGATATTGAAGCTACAATAAAACGCTTGCCTAAAGAAACAAACGAGGCTATGCAAGCGGGCATTGAGTTTGAGCGTAAGGCAATAGATGGTGAAATAGAAGAACTTAAACCAATAGTTGAAAACTCGTTATATCAGGCTTTTTTATGCAAAGAGTGTGAAGGCTATATGTTATTAGGCTTTGCAGATTGCATAAAAGGTGATACAATTTATGACTTTAAGTATGTAAAATCATATGATTTAGGTAAATATAATGATAGTGTTCAACACTTAATATATCTTTATTGTGCTGATATGGAAAAGTTTGAGTATATTGTTGGTTGTGGAAACGATATATATTTTGAAAAGCAACCAAGAGATGATGAGCTTTTAAAAGTGAAAATCAGACATTTTTCCAATTGGCTTGATAAAGTTGGTTTGAGGGAAGATTATGAGAAAAATTATAGTGTAGAAAGATACAAAGAACAAATAGATAATTACCTTAATTGGTAGAAGGAGCAATTTATGTTAATAACATTCAAAGATAGCCAAGAGGCTACAAAAAATTCATTCAAAGAATACGCAGAAGGTGTATATCAAGTAAAAGTCATTAAAGCAACTGACGGTACTGCAAATAGTGGTACTGAATACCTTGAAATTGAATTTGAAACAATGGGTGAAGATGTATTCAAAGTGAGAAATCGCTTTTATAAATCACCTAAAGCATTGTCAATATTATTAAATTTCTTAGGTGCTGTTGGTATTTATGACAAAAACAGTAAAGAAGATTTAAGATTTGAAAATGACGATTTGCTTGGTTCAATTTTAAAAGTTGAATTTGTGAAAGGTGAAGCAAACGAAAACGGTAAGCAATATCTTGAGTTAAAGCCTTGGTCTTGCGAAGCAGTAAGTGGTATTGCAAGTCCGAAAAAGGTAGAAAAAAGGGTTGAAGATACAGATGATTCAGACCCATTCTAATCTTGACATAAACTTTTGTTTTTGATAATATTGAAGTGGGATAGACTTAGCGGTCGAAAACCTATGTTCCTGATAGGCTTCCCACTATATTATCAGGATTAAAAGCGAAGGAGGCTTTAGTTTTATGGAAACAAAAGTTTGTAAAAAATGTGGTAGAGAATTACCAATTAGTGAATTTTATGTTCATAAAGAAATGAACGATGGGCATTTGAGTTTTTGCAAAGAGTGTGTTCGGGCAAGGGTGCATAAGCATAGAGAAGATAATATTGAACGAATACGAGAATATGATAGGAATAGACCTAATATAAAAGAACGAAGGCAAAAACAAAAAGAAAGATTGAAAAACGATAAAGAAAAGCGTGAACAATATTATATTAAGAGAAATGAATGGAGTAAAAAGAATAAATATAAAAAAGGTGCAAATAATAAAGTAAGAAATGCGTTAAAGAGTGGAGTTCTTAAAAATCCTCAAAAATGTGAAGTTTGTGGAAAAATAAATTGTGATATAGAAGCACACCATTATGATTATTCAAAACCATTAGATGTTATTTGGTTATGTACAGAATGTCATGGAAAGGTTCATAGACAATACAATAAGTTGGAATTAGATATTGAACAAATAAAGAAAAATAGAGAAGAAGAAAATTGAGAGGAGGTGATGCCATAATGACAGTAGAATTAAGACAATATCAAAAAGACATTTTAAATAAAACTTGGTTATCTTTAAAAGAGCATAATAAAGTGTTATTGTCTGCACCTACTGGTTCTTGACGGTCGGGCAAGACGGTTATGGCGTCTGCCTTAATTCACGAACTTGTAACAAGAGGAAAAAAGGTTGCTTTTGTTGTTGATAGTGAAGAACTAATTAAACAAACAGAACGAACCTTGAATACGACTGTTTCTGTCGTAAAGGCAGGATATGATAAGTTGTTTAATGCTGATAATCCGATACAGATTATTATGTTGCAGACTTTTTTTGCAAGGGCAGATAAATTGCCAGATATGAATTTGGACTACATTATTATTGATGAAGTCCATGTTGGTTGGCAAAAGGCGAGAATGAATGAGTTATTGCGTATCTATTCAGACGCAAAAATAATTGGGTTATCTGCAACCCCTATAAACTCTAAAGGCTATTTATTAGAAGGTTTTGAAGATTTTATAAATGAGGTGCAAACTGCTGATTTGATTAAGTTAGGTTACTTGGCTAAACCAATTTGCTATGCACCGCAAAATTGTGTATTAGACTTGTCGGCAGTTGATATTGTCGGTGGTGAGTTTAATAACAAGCAAGTTGATGAGATTGTTTTAGACTTAAATAAAGTTGAGCAAATTGTAGATAATTGGGAACAAGTTGCAAAGGATAAAAAAACTATTGTATTCGCTAACTCAATAAAACACGCTGAAATGATATTCAGAGAGTTTTTAAGAAGGGGTTATGACGATTTGGGTATAGTTCACTCAAAAATTGAGAACCTTGCCTTAAAACGACAGGAAATGCTCTCTAAACGAATAATTATTAATTGCAATGTTTTGACTAAAGGTTATGATGATAAAACCATAGAGTGTGTAGTGTTAGCAAGACCAACCAATGTCTTATCATTGTATTTGCAAATTTGTGGCAGAGGTTTAAGAGTTACAGATACAAAGAAAGAATGTTTAATCCTTGATTGTGCGAATTGTATAAGTAAACATGGTTTGCCTGAAGATTATAGGTTTTATCAGTTCGCACCGAAACGAGATAATGAACCTGAATGGCAACAATGCCCTGAATGTGGGAATATAGAACGAGTTGGAGTAAAAGTTTGTTCTGTATGTGGTTATGATTTTGCACCTATAATTGAGGGCGGCAGTAGTAAGGTTAGTAAAAAAGAAATTGAAAGATTAGTTAAGTTACACTCGGCACAGGAAGATTTACTAAAAGAATTAAGGTTATTAGTAAAAGAAAGAGGTTATAAATCAGGTTATAGTTGGTGGTTGTTTCGTGATTTATTGCAAAATGCTAAAACACAGAATACAGGTATGACCTTTTACAAGAAAATTATGCGTAGAATAGAAAAGTGTAGGGAAAAAGGATATAAAATTGCATGGTTGAAGTATCAGTAAATAATAACGAATATCAGATACAAAAGTTATTCCATGATTGGTGCAAAAAACAAGATTTTATTTTGGCTTCATGGCATGTGCCGAATGGTTTTACAAGTAATGCTAAACAAGGTTTTTTTATGAAACAGATAGGCTTATTGGCAGGGGTATTTGACTACTGGGTGATAACAAATAAACCTGAAATACTTGCAATAGAGTTTAAGGATAATAAGGGCAAATTATCGCAAGACCAAATTAAATTTAAAGAAGTATTAGATAGGGCAAAGATACCTAACGCAGTTTGTAGAAGTCCTTTTGAGGCAACTCAATTTGTGAAGAAAATAATGGAGGAATAAATGGACATAACTGAAGAAGTAAAAGAGAGTATGGACACTTTTAGAGTTATTCCCGAAGGCAAAAAATACGATGAAGGCAAAAATCGTATGGGGTTAGTATTGCAAGGTTTTGCTAATGCACTATGGGAAGTCGGTAGAGTTGGGACGTTCGGCTGTTCAAAATACGGTGAAAATTCATGGCAAAATTTAGATAATGCAAAGTCAAGATATTTAGACGCACTATGTCGTCATTTATTCAAGCATTTGCAAGGTGAGAAAGTTGATGAGGAAAGTGGTTTGTTGCATTTAAGTCATCTTGCTTGGAATGTACTTTGTTTGTTGGAGTTTGAGTTGAAAGAAAAACAAGAAAATATACAAGATTTAGTAAGTAATGATAATGAAAATACAAAATATATTGTGAAAAATGAAGATTATTCAAAGTATATTGGTAAAAATGCTATTTGTTGTTTTAGAGAAGGTAAAGTTCCTGTGATAGTTTTAGCATTGAACAAAGATGATAATAGTTTTGAACTTGAGCATTGTATAACAAAGCAAAGGTATAGTCATGTAGAAAAAGAGATGTTAGATTTTATGGAAAGTGAGGACAATAATGCCAAGTAAAAAAACAGGGTTATTTATATCAGCAATCAATGAACCGATAGTCAATAAATGTATGGCTGATTATGGCTATACTAAAATATCAAACGCAATCAATTTTATAATAAGTGATTGGCAGAGATTAAAGGATGAACAACCCAAAGCAGATACCCAACTCCCCGAACCTGTGGAAGAAAAGGTGAAGGCTTCACTTTCTGATTGGTTTGTTAGTGAGGATAAGTCTTCATAGTGCTAGAATGGGGTTATGGCAGAAGAAAAGAAATCAACCTTAACAGAGAAACAGAAGAACCTATTAGATAGAGTTAAAAACAAAGCTCATTTGATAGGGCATTTAGTAGGGTTTAATAAACTGAATGAACTTCATGCTGAATGGATTAGTAAATTTTGGAAAAAAAGACGCACTACTTATGTATTAAAAGCTCATCGTGGAAGTTATAAATCAACAGCCATAACGCTTTTCATTGCTTTGATAGTAGTTTTCCGCCCGAAAGAAACTGTTATCTTTTTGCGTAAAACAGATAATGATGTTAAGGAAATTATCTCTAATGTTAGTAAGATTTTAAAGTCTGATGTATTTCAGGCTTTTTCACAAATAATGTATGGACATGGTTATCGTCTAACTAAAGATACTGCATTTGAAGTGAGTACGACATTAAAAACAGGTTTAGGTGGCGGTTCACAAGTATTAGGTATCGGTATTAAAGGTTCACTAACAGGTAAACACGCAGATTGGATAATAGTTGACGATATTGCGAACCGAAAAGATAAAGACAGTATGGCTGAACGTGAGTTCACAAAGGCGGTATGGCAAGAACTTCAGAACGTAAAGAACCCCGAAGGGCGTTCTATTGCAATCGGAACGGTATGGCATCCTGACGATGTATTTTCTTTAATGCCTAAAGCAGACATTTATACTTGTTATGAAACAGGTTTATTGACTAACGACCAAATAGAAGAAATTAGACATACAATGACACCTTCTTTATTTGCGGCTAACTATGAGTTAAAGTTTATTGCGGATGAAGATGCTATATTTACTGATTATCAGATGCTTTATGATAAAGATTTAGATAATGGTTTAACAGGTGCAGAATTAATTAAAGACGGTGTATGCCACGTTGACGCAGGTTATTTTGGTGGTGATACAACAGCTTTTACTATACTGAAAAAACTATCAGATGGCAGATACTTAATTTTTGGTAAGATGTGGAAACGACACGTTCAAGCGTGTATGAGTGATATTTTAAAACTAAAAGAAAAATATAGAGCAGGTAGTTTATATCTTGAAACTAATGGTGATAAAGGTTATTTGGCAAAAGAATTTCGTGAGCAAGGTGTAAGATGTATGGCTTATCACGAAAAGAGAAATAAACACGAAAAAATAACTAATGTCTTATTACCTGTTTGGAAAAAAATTTATTTTATTGAAGATACTGATGAGAATTATATAGCACAGATTATGGATTACAATGAAACCGCAGACCATGATGACTGTCCTGATAGTTTGGCTTCGCTTGTTTATAGATATGATGGGTTTAGAACAAAAGCAATAGAAGGTTTAAATATTTAGGTTATAATAAGAGTATGAAAAAATATGTAATTACAAATGATACGGCAATAACTGAAAAAAACGTAAACACTTGGATAACTGATTTTACAAGCAATATTCAACCACATCTTTTATATTTAGATGAATTTTATCAAGGAACGGATGATATTAAAAAATATCCGTTTGACCAAAAAAGAATTGATAACGATATTCATATAAATCTTGCCTATATGACAGTACAAAATGTAGTGTCATATTGTTTTGGTAAAGCACCAACACAAGATTATCACCAAGATTTTAAATATGGTTCATATATTGAAGAATTAAAATATAAAAACAAAGATAAGACTGAAAATAAGGCTATTGAAAACTCTTGCTCTAAATATGGTTTGGGGTATGAGTATATTGGCGTAAGAGAAGTAAATGGTGTAAAAGAGCCGTTTTACAAGCGTTTAGACCCATTGACATCTTTTGTAGTCAAAGATGATAGTATTTTAGAAGAAACCGTATGTTTTATTACATATACAATGGTTAAGCCTAAAGATAAAAATGCTTATATGCAAGGCAATGTCTATATTGTAGGTGAAATAATACCTTTTGATTGCAAAACTGGTACTGTTAAATTTGGTGAAAGAAAAAGAAATGTAGCGTTTAAAGATAAATTGCCAGTTGTTTTATATAAAAACAATGATGATATGTGTGGTGATTATGAAAAAGCTACTGAAATTTTAAGCGCATATAGCAAATTATATTCGGTTTCTATGGATGACCATGAAAGTATAGCGAATGCTTTGTTATTATTCTATAACACCGATTTACCTGATGAAGAGAAAGAAAAATTAAATCGTTCAAGAGTTGCAGCTTTAATGGGAGATAATGTTAAGGCTGAATATATTTATAAAAAACTTGATAGTGCTTCATTTACAGCATTGAAAGAGGGGCTAAGAGCAGAATTTTATGCGATAACTAATTTAGCTGATTTTACTGACGTTACTGCTTATAATAAATCGGCAAGTGCAATATTGTATAAATTAGTTGGTATGGAAAATATAAGAGTTGATAAATCAGCGTATTTTGAGGAAGGTATGCGTGAAAGATGGGATATTATTTCGTCTTATGTTGCTAAACCTTTTGAAATAAAATATGATAGTATGACTTATTCGTTCTATAATAATCTTCCTGCTAATATTGAAAATGATTTAGCAATAATGGGCTTGGTAGAAAAAGGTGGTTTAAGTATAGAAACTGCATTAAAGAAAATGGAAAATGTTGAAGATGCAGAGGGTGAATATAAACGCATTCTAAACGAAAAACGACAAGCAGTTTTAGACACTATTGAAAGTTTGAGAGAACCGATAACTTCAGTTGAAGAAGAAGTTTAACATTTAATTATGGCTAATAACGAAATAAAAGACATTTATGACGTAATAAAACAGTATGTAAATGACGATACTGACCTTACTGAAGATTATATGGATAAAATTAATCGTCATTTTTATACATATCTTAAAAATCCTACTGACAAGCAAGAAGAAACTTTTAAGAGATTGAGAGATGCGTTGATAACAATGTGGCTTGCTGATTTGTTTAAAAGGGCTGTAAAACAAGCATTAAGGCAAGTTGCAGTCGGTGTTAATTTTGGCAAGCAAGCATTAAAACAAGCAGATATTAAAAAGATAATAAGTAAAACTATTACAAGCGATAAAATTAAACAAATGGTTCAGGCTCATGTTGATAAAGCATTGACCGAAATGGCTTATGTATCTAATGGTATTAAAGTTAATTCAGATAGAGCAATAAGTGATATTAAAAGTAATTTTGATAAAACTAAAAAAGCAATCAGTACAGAACTAATGGCAGAATTTTCAGATTATGGCATAACTTATTATGAGGATAGAGCAGGTCGTAGGCAAGATATGTCGAGTTATGTTAATCGAAAAGTTACTCATTTATTAATAAATTCTTTTCGTGATAGTTTTATTGCCGAAATGGTTAGAAATGGTGTAGAATATGCAATTGTCAGAAGATTACCTACTACTGCAATAGAGTGTGAAGCGTGTATTCCTTATGATGATGCCATATTAAGTTTTTACGATAATGATTTAGGTTATGAAACTGTTGCAGATGCAAGGATGAACGGATTGTTTCATTATTATTGTTTTCATTATTTAGAACCTGTTGATATGCCTCAAGAAAAAAGCAATGGTATAGAACATAGTGAATTAAATAATAAAACTAAAGCAAGAAATGAAAAAAATAATGTTGTAATGGGTTTGTTTAGCTAAATTTTTATGTCCGTTTAAAAGTATGTTATATGTATGTTATGGGGTATACCACCAGTTAATCGGTATATGTATGTATAACTACCACAGTTAAAGGAGTAAAAATTTATGGCAGAGAACATTGACAATCAAAATCTCGACAATCAGGGTTCAGACAATCAAGAACAACAAAAACAAGAACCTAAGTCTTATACCCAAGAAGAACTTAATGCTTTATTAAAAGATGCTGAAGCAAAAGGTTATGGCAAAGGTAGATTTGATACTAATGCAAAATGGGAAAAAGATGTAGCAGAACGTGAAAAACAAGCTAAAGAAGAGGCAGCTAAACAAGCACGTTTTGAAAAGATGTCAGAACTTGAAAAAGCGCAAACACAAGCTAAAGAAAGTCAAGAGAAATTACAAGCGTTAGAAAACAAAATAGCTCTTAATGAACAACGTGAAGAAACTCGAAAACTTATGAAAGACAAGGGTTTGCCAGATGTGTTTTTAGATGCGGTATTAGTATTTAAAGATGCAGAAAAAACACAATCAAAGATTGCTGAGGTAAAAGAATTGTTTGATGCCGAAGTAAAAAAAGCTGTTGAAGCCCAAATAGGTGTTCACATTCCTAAGAAAAATTCGGATGAGGAAGGTGGACTAACGGC